TTGCCGGTCAAATTCGCCGTTCATTAGTAGGGCTTCTTCGTGATCTGATTCAATGGCCATGGCCAATTCCCTGGCCGCAATCCGTTCCTTTTCCGCCTCTTCCCAATCTGTAAGGGGCTTTCGTACTTCATCCCTTATAGCGTCCATGTTTTCCCTGAATTCTTTCCGGGCCTCATCAACCACTTTAGCCTGGGCCTTTAATATTTTGCTGTATTTTTTGCCCCGCTTTTCAATAAATGTTTTGGATTGTGTAACCCTGTAAGCCTGGGAAGCTATCTCCTTGCGCCCTTTGTCGGTTTCAAGGTCAATTTCAAAATCATTCGCCATTTTCCCAAGGTCTACCGATAGGTCTAAAAGAAATTCCCGGCTAAATATTTCCTCTAACTTTCTAACTGCAAATATTTTTTCAACAACTTGAAACATAACTGCCCCCTTTCATTAGACGATTTTTGTCAGCTTAGACAATAGCTGCGTTTTTCTTTTCAGTTGATTAAAAGTAACTTTGAGCTTTTTGTTGTCGGTTTTTGTTTCATCCAACAACTCAAGGATTTTAACGATATCTTTCGGTTTCTTTTTTCCCGATCCAACAAGCTCTTCGATCATCGTGATTTTTCGTGACAATATTTGTTGTCGTAGCTTTAAAGAATTAATAACTTCATAGATATCTGGCTTCTCTTGGTTTTTGATTCTTCCCTTACCCTGCAATGCCTTTTCAAGCCCTTCCAGGTCTTTCAATGATTTTCGCATAGCTCTGAAAAAGGTTTTTGTGTCGTGAGTGTCGGGCGCCGCTTTACAGGTGTATGCGATTAATGTTTCTAAAAGTGTGGCAGCATAATCATAGCGGCTAAGATATTCCCCGACTTCAAAAATCGGTTCTCCGGTGAATTCCGGATGTGATTCATACTTTTTTATGTCCATTTTTGCATTTCTCCTTTTTGTGGATAGGTGTTGCTGTATACTCAGGCACAGACTCCCCGCTTACCATAAACCTTTTAATTTCGCTCTCTCCCCATTTACGCACCCACACTTCGGTATCAGTTCCCCTTACAATTTGATATTCCGAAGATTCACAATCATCTTGTTCTGCCCACTTTTCCGCCGCCATTGCTTCATCTCTTGCCCTTATTTTCATCCAATAGTCAGGATCATATTCATGTTGGCAAACTTCAAAGATTGGTGGACATTTATGAGTATCCGGATAAAGCATAAAATCATTACAAATATTGCACCATGCCATTTTTATACTCCTTTCAAATGAGCCACCCACCCGAAAGCGGGTGGCTCTAATACTGCACCATATCTTATCTTTCTTTTATTTATTCAAATAACGATCCAATAAAACATGGACTTCCATCTACCCCCACCCCTGCGATTGCCGCCTTTTCTTCGTTCGTATATAAATTGCTAAGATCGGCTTGCGCCCCAGGTGGCGAGGTAGTGCAGAACACATGGACAAGTGGTCGACCTTCTACCTGCCATATTACTTGATTCACGGTGCATTGTAAATCATCTTCAAACTTTAGAATATCGTTTAATCTAGGCACCACAGGACACCATTCTCGGTTTTCTCGGAACACCGGGCCACCCCCTGTATCTACATAAAATGCAAGGGGGATCGTGCAGGGCTTGCAGCTTCCGCCGCCGCCCGTTGCATCGGCTCCGGCTTCTCCTGTATTACCTTTATCGCCTTTATCGCCTTTTTCACCTTTTCCCGGCGGTCCCGGCGGTCCCGGCGGTCCTGGAGGACACTCGTAACATTCCGGTGGCGTTGTTGCATGGGCGCCTACATGGAACAAAAGCCCCCAAAAAAACACCACAACCATGATCGCTATCCATCTGTTTCGTTTTCTCTTCATTGTTTTGTCCTTTCTTATAGTGGTTAATATTAACTGGCTTGCCTGGATAATCCCTTGTTCACCCCCTTTCACCGGCTACCCGAAACCTATCAGGTACTTACGTCACAAGTTGTGCGTTCATCTCAACCTAAACCCCGCCGGCAATGCGAGAGTTTAAAAAAGTGAACCGGTGATAAGTTGTTATTCATTTCGCAATCTTGTAAGAGAGGGTCGATCCGTGGAGCCTATGTCCTGGCCGATTTACGTTATACAATCGCAGATCATAGGGTAGCGGAGTTTCCCAAACATCGTGATAAATAAGATTCCAAATGTCGAGCCTGTTCTTTAGAGCTAATAGTAATTTCTTCATGGTTTTCCTCTTTTTTTTTCCTCCCTATCTTTCTCCTTTTTCCATTTTTTAGCTTTTTTCTTTTTTTTGGGACTTCTCAAATTGGCTGCAAAATAGCGGCCTCTCCCTTTGTGATTGCATGTTCCCATTCATACGGAGAACCTTGCATCAAACATTCCATAAAGCCCCTGGTCACAACATCGGAAAGGAACACAACAAGCCTCTCCGGGTCCGTTTGATCTATGCTATCAAAATGTTTGCTTATCTCTTCAAGAGTGGCAAACGGGTCTATTCTTTCCATTTTTTTTCACCACCTTTCTGTTTTAGATTAACTGCATACTCAGACCACCAGGACACTCCCCCCGCCTCTTGGAAGCGCCCTGGTAGCCCTATAAACAGTTAAGCCGCTAGCTTGTACTCGTTCACATAATCGTCACAAGCAGCGTTCAGCCGTTCGGTTATTCCCGGTAATCGATGTACCATAGATCGGCTTCGATACATCCGGGTAACGCCGCCGTGGATTTGATACAAGGTCCGGTAGTTGAAATTCAACCGGGTTTCTTCCGCTACTTCCAGTTGATACCGTTTCAACTTCGATGCCGGCATAACTCCCTTGTCAATCAGATCATAGGTTAAAATCTTGAATTGATCCGGGCTGACATACCACTTTCTAAGGGCTTTTTGCCATTCCCATTGATCCGTTGACCGGCTGAGAGCCGTTTTAAGCGCTTCTTTTAGGAATTTTTGTAAAGAATCTTCATCCATTCCCTTCGTATGGCGCTTAAAATTGATGTATCCGCCTGAAAAACACAGGTTTTCGCAGCAAATAACGTGAATTCCGGCTACTGCACCCAGGGCAAAAGACTTGTCGGTGGCCTGTCTGACGCCGATCTGAACGTAACCTTCGCCGTTAAGGTTGACGTCCAGGGTATAGGTTGAAAACATTTTCTTACCATCTTCCGAGACCACGATATCATAGTCACGGATTCCGATCCCTTCATTCACCAGCGCTTTCCCGAGGGACACAATAACCTGATGGTGAGACATAGGGTGCCAAGTTTCCGTCCATTCCGGACATGGGATAAACTGTAACTCGTTATAATTGATGTGTCTGTAAGCCATTTTATTAGTCTCCTTTTTTTTAACTTTCAATAACTGCACAAACGATTAGATAAGTCAGACCGCCCAGGAAACAAAATACCAAGCCTATTACCGCTTCCTCACTTGGCCACAGTATTTGATTCCACACTAACGATGCCGAAACAGCGCCATAAAGGACGCCAAGCAATGTTTTAGCCATTATTAAACTCCTTCATCGTCATAATGCCTACCCTTACCATTGGGTTTTGTACTGCCCAATTAGGCAAGCGTTTTTCGGCCTCTCCCGCCTTTTCAACGGTTATTTCTATCATGTAAGACGCCGTTGTTAAATCGATCCATTCACGATTGTCGTAAACAGATTTGCGAATTGCCGCATAAAACCGTTCACTATTATACAAGTTCTTCACCCCCTTCCGTTTTTAGATTAATTTTACATCTAATCGCCCGGATTGCGCCCAGGCGATTACAGGATAAAATTAAGCCAATTCTTTTTCGTTATATTTGCTGAGAAGGAACAAAGGCCGAGTAATCCAGTAATGAACACCCTGGTCAGCGCCCGGATTGTTGTCCCCCCAATTCCAAAAACCTACTTTTTTGAGACCGATAAAATCAAGCCAGTTCTTATGAACGGCGCCGAACGGTCCCCCGGAGATTGAAACGGTGTCTTTGTTACACCAAAAGACGCTTGCGTTTCCGCAGCAAACCGAAAGAACGTCTGTATCATCATACAGCAAAGTGGTTTCCGAATCGATCCGGCCAAATTTTCCGGATGTAAAAGGGTAGGTTCCTTCAAATTCTCCAAAGTCAATTACATCCCCAGGTTTCGGCATATATAGCCGCCTTATTTCTGGATTACTAATCACTCCGTTTTTTCCAATGTATTCTATGATTGGTTCTGACATGGTATTATCTCTCCTTTATTAGATGTAATGGTAGATCGCCAAATTCCTGTTTAAGATCGTAAAGACTATTCCCGGTTGCAATCACTTCGTCCTTTCCGTCCTAATAGCCGTTATAGCCCCAAACAGCGTAGCGTGGTAAGTATCCCTTTGGCTTACCGGTTCTAACGCTTGTGATCGGCATAGAGCGGCCAAAATCGGTAATGGCTTTAGCTTTTTTCATCTTTGTCCTTTATTATTGGATGGGTAACATTTTTCGCTTTTTTCAAAATGAAGTGCCTGGGTTCGCTGACTCGTTCGTTTCCGTTGTCAATCAGGATGTGAGCAGCGCCTTGGACTTCGACATGAGCCATAACGGTACAAAAGAACCGCCTTACATCTTCAAGGTCAAGTTCAGACTCGGGCCTGAGTTTAATTCCTTTCACCTTGCTTTCATCTTCAAGCAATAAAATCATTATTTTCACCCCCTTCCGATTGAGTTTGATTTTACATCAAAATGACCGGACCGGCACCCGGTCATTCAGGATAAAATCAAAAGCTAATAATCATCCTCTCCCCAGGCTTCGCCATTGAGTTCGGCTTCCCTGCGCCAATCCGTCCCGGCATATCGTTCGGCACAATCGTCACATAGCCAGGGATCACCCGATGGTGAGGTATTCCCGCATTTTACCGTGATCTTCTTGTAGTCAAATCCACTTGGAACGTATTCTTCCATTTTTTTTCCGCATCCGGCCATTTTAGTCTCCTTTTCAAAAGCTCTATCAAAAGCCCGGTTTTTACAAACCAAAGTATAATATCCACCGGTCATTATAGTATAATATCCAATGTCACAAGAGCTAATCATGGTCATGGTTTCCTTTCGCATTTTAATTTCTGCATCTATGTCGGCCAACGGTTGATACTTCCGCAATAGAAGATTTCTGATATCTTTCTTCAAGCTGGCCACGGTTGACCTGTAATCCGCCCACGGAGCCAGCAAGTTACCGAGCCGCTTATGTTTAGCTCCACAATTTGGGCCTCTGTTGGCTATGACTAATTCTTGTAAATCTTCAAGTAAAGAGCTAAACCACCTTCGGTTGGTGTATTCCCGGCAATCTGGATGAACACCATTAAAATTGTCGCTTTTTAATTTGATGTGTGCGGTTTTCATTTTTATCTCCACTTATTATTTTTTCTTTAAATTCGCTAAATGATGGATTGAAGAGACCTTTATAAAAATCGTAATCGTTAGAATCATGCGCCAAACCTGAAATATAGATAGAATCTAAATTCCAGGAACAAAGCGCATCAACGAAATGACTAAAGGTATCTTTTTCTGATTTTCCAATCCGGCAAAGACTCTTCCCTCCCAATATAGCTGATCTTGCTCGTTCCCGCGCTATTTTCCGACCAACCTTTTTACAGGGCATATCCAGTTTAGAACAAAGCGCGATCCCTCTTGATCGATGTGCGCCGTCTGTTATAATACAAACCGTTATGACCGGGACTTCTTTTTTGTCTCGGATATAATAAAATCGCTCTTTCATTTTGTCGCCTCCTTTTAAAAAGAAAGGCAGGGCTTTCACCCTGCCATTTAATTTACGCAGCCGCACCTACTTGGCTATGTTCGTCTTTGTCCAGGTCTACGGAGCCGTAGTGTTCCCTGATCTGATCCATGGAGTAGGTCTTCTTGCCCCGTTTCTTGTACCCCGGCGGGTGCCATTGCCATTTTTCCTTTTTCCGGGCAAAATTAAAGCCAGCATCTTTCAGGGCTTTTCTAAGCGCCGCATCTTCTTTTGACCTGGAGCAGCCACTTACCCAAATCCAGGTACCGCAAAGCTCAATGTCGATTTTGGGAAGATGTTTGATTTTCTCCCAAATGGCATTAACGGTCTCGGTCAAAGGAACATCGGTATTCGCCTGTTTCTGATTCCAGGTCGTCCAGTTCCAACCGTTAGCAAGGTGCCTGAGAAGAGTCGTGTAGGCTTCATTTACAAGCTGCATACGGCGGGTTTCTCCGCCATGGTCCGGATGATGGTTCATGGCTTCGGTCCTAAAGGCCAATCGAACCGCATCCTTGCTACAATCTGTTGGCTTTAATATCGCCAATGCTTCACGTTTGGTCATTATTCTGCATCCTTTTCTTTGAAGTCCGAGGGAAGAGTTTTGATGTTCTTCCGAGTTACGATCTTTTTCTGGCCAATTACGATCTTACCGTCTTTCCGGCCCCTGGTTAGAAAAATTTCAAAATGACCTTTTCGCTTTCCCCTGGTTAATACCCTGGGTAAAATAAAAGGCTTAAACCGGATTCCGTCCAGAGATACGATTCCTACCGGTGTATCTGCGGCTACCGTTCCTTTCATGTTTTCGTCACCCCCTTTCGATTGGATTAACTTACCGATAAGGCCACCCGACCGGAGCCGGGGAGCCTTGGCAGAAGTTAAGCGCCGGGTTTGCGATCCCAATATGACTTGGTCGCAGCTCCCTTCCTGGGCCACATGGCATAATTACGCCGGGAATGGCCAGGGTTTCGCATTTTGAAATGAGGAAAACAGTAAAATACGGGATTTTCCTTTCGGTTTACGATGTTGGCCTTAATGGCCTTACCACAATCCATGCAATTTCGATTCCGTGCCTTGACATTGCAATCGACTTTTTTTTGTCCGGTCATAATCGTTGGAGTTCCTTTCGGCATCTAAGCCAGCAAGAGTCTGATTTGACGTTTAAGGAAACGGATGTGGGTCGGTTTGGTTGTCCAGGCCGGCATGTTCAGATTGCCGAAACCGAATTTGACCGTATTAAAAAGCTCTTCCATTAATTCGGCAAAGATTTCACCATTCCAGGGAACATCGTTGTTCAGGTCAGCCAAGGTAAGATAGGTCGGTTTCAGTTTGATGTGTTTTAATTTCAATAGTCGGTCTCCTTTGCATTTTGGGTTATTGGTTTACAAACACGATCCCATTTGATTGTACTGGCTTTTCCAATCTATAAAGGTAAGGTCGTTATTTTCGTGATCGTTATCGATCAGGGTTTGGGTGTTTTGATTAAGTTTGCACCAGGAATAATCGTTGCGTAGGTAAGCCTTGATAACGTCTGCGATTGATAGGTCGATCCCCATTATGAAACCGGAGATGCCCCGAGAATGGTCGATGAAGTGGGTTAATTCCAGGTCTGGATCATCCATGATGGTAATTTCTTGGCCGTCCTTAGAATAGAGACAACCGGTGTTGATGTGCCTTTTTTTCATGGTCTGACTCCTTTTGCATTTTGTTTGGTTGTTTGCCATGGGTTTTTGCCTGTGGTCTCTAATTATGAGGACTTTATTTTCAATGTCAAGCCAAGGAACGAAAAAAAATTGACGGTTTGTTTAGGTACAACCTTTAAGAATAGGGATTAAATACCTTAATTGATTTAATAAAAGGCTAAAAAAACTATTTTAAAGAAAAATGAATTATTTTAACTAAGGTCTGTTTTTATGTTTTTTTATAGACTTTGACAACAAGAGCGACCGTGAAAGTGTTGACTTTCTCTTTTATCGTGGTAATTATCCGATTATGCAATCGGATCATACAAACCATACAAATTTAAGGAAGCGTCTGGAATCCGGATGGTGTAAGCCCCCGGCGGTGGCTGGTCCCACCGTGCATGTTCCAGGCGCTTTCTTTTTTTTGCTGGTAGAAAACCTACCAGATTGACGAGCCGGTAGAAAATCTACCAGTTTGACAGGCTGGTAGAAAATCTACCAGTTTGACAGGCTGGTAGAAAATCCACCAGGGAAGGGAGAGCGGAGCCATGGCCATTGAATATAATTCTGGATGGATAAGGTTGTATCGGGTTTTATTAACCAAGAGAGCCTGGAAAGAGGCGCCCCCTAAAACGAAAGTGGTAATGATTACCTTATTATTAATGGCAAATTGGAAAGACGCCACCTGGGAATGGAACGGGCAAGTTTACCATTTAAAGCCGGGGCAGATGGTAACGTCCCTAAAATCAATCCACAAACGATGTGACAAAGGATTGTCAGATTCTAGCATACGAACGGCGATAAAGTGGCTAACGATGGTCGGATTTTTAACAAACGAATCCACAAAGGGCGGAAGGTTGATAACTATCTTAAATTGGGAGCAATATCAAGCGGAGGAAATAAAAAACGGCAAACGATTCAACAATGCTTTGTTAAAAAATCCACAAACGATTTCCAAAATATCAACAAACGATGTCCAAATATCCACAAACGATCTAGCAGCTAATGAAGAAGTTAAAAGAAAAGAAAAACCCCCCCCTACCCCCCCCCAAGGGGGAAAAAAGGGGATTAAACCTAGGGGATGATTTTTTAAGGGACTCTTTAAAAAAACCACCACCAAAAACAAGCCCGGAAATATGGAAACAATTCCTCACCCATAAAAAAGAAGCCGGATACCGATACACACCCACCCAGGATAAAGCCATTAGAAAATCCGTGGCCAAAGCAATCCAAACAACCGATCCACCCGATCCAAATTATTATTTTCGGGAAGCTATCGAACAAAACTACGCCGCACCAAGATTCCCACATAATAAACCAGCATCTAAACAGGATAGAATGGAATCAAAAGCCGCAGCAGTTAATTATAAATTAGCTCATAAATACAAACCGTCCGATATGCCAAAAAAACCAAAACCAGGAGACCCAGGGTATAAAACACCGGAAGAGGTCCATAAAATGATAACAGACTTTAAAAATGAAATGAGAAAAAAAGAGCTTGAAAATTAAACGGTTGACAAATTAAAAATAACACGATTAGAATCCATTCTATCGTTCTAAATATTGCAGTAAAACCAACCAAAGGAGATAATCTGTGACAATTTCAAAGACTATCGTCTATGTGAATCCAAAAGATGTGATAACTAAATCACAAAACGGATTTAAAAAAACAAGCCTGGATCGTAGACAAAAAGATGGATTCGTACCCATGATTGCGCCGGCTGCACAACCAAAACCGGCAGCAAAAGCCAGGGATAAACCTAAACCAAGGACCAAAACTAAGAAAAAAACGGTTAAAAAGATAGGGAAACCACGCCTAATCGCTCGTAAGAAAAGGGGCGGTTAAACATGGTCCATCCAAACAAAGTAGATTATACCGATTACAACACACTCACCACTAAGCAAAAAGCGTGGTTAGCCGCTTATTGCGACTCTTCCAATAAATCCACATACTTGAACAAAAGACAATCCGCATTGAGAGCCTATGATTGTACGATTGAGAGCGCTTCTACCATCGGAGTTCAGAATTTCGTAAAGCTTAAACATTTCATTACCGAGGCTTTTGACAACGTTCTTTTATCCGAAAATGAGTTACAAGCTCGTATCGTAAAGGGCTTAAATGTTAAGGAAACTAAGTTATTTCACAATGCCGGCGAGATCATTGAGTCAGAGCCAAGGGATTGTATAGGTGAACAGCGCCGTTACCTGGACATGGCGATCAAGGTCCGGGGAATGTACAAGGACACCGAAAAGCCGGTTGTGGTTAATTCCATAAATATGTACGCCGAGTTAAGTCGGGAAGAATTGGTGCAAATTACTGACGCCATTGTGGCCAAGAGAGAGGCCGCTAAACAGGTTGAAGATGAAAGTGTGTAAGGTTGATAAGGTTTCTACGGTTCAGGTGACTCCGCCTCCGCCTGGGCCGTTTCGTGGGTTTGTGCCGGATCAGCGTGGATAGTTTGGGGTTCACGTTGCCAAATGGCCTTAGAATCCCCTGGTGACATGGGGTTTCCTCCTTGGCCAGATGGTTTCGGCGGGATTAGGTGGGTATATTCAGAGGCGATAACGGATTGTGAATAGTGAAAACTCAGGTTGACAGTACGTTTGACAGTACCATACCGCAGGGTGTTTGCCCATACTCTATGATATCAGGCGGTTGTGGCTCAAATGAAGTGGATAACATAACCATCACATAAGGCAGGGATGGCTAATTTTAAAAACCTGAGAGGCGATTTAAAGCCGCAAAAGCGGAGAAGGGCGGCAAAATAAGGCTATTTTTAACCACAGATGAGGACGATATTGGCAAAAATGCGACAATAACCCCGGATTTATGGCTATCATACCATGACTTTTTGGGAGTGATAGGCTTCCTAAAGAGCCGGTGAGGCCATGACATTATGAAAAAGGCGGTGATTTGTGAGGGGAACCAAAGCGAAAAGACTAAGGCGACAAGTCTACGGCGATTACGCACACAGAGAGACAAGGTATGCAATCAACGAGAAAACCCGGCAAATCAGGGCGATTGGATTAAGGGCTGAATACCAAAAGGCCAAGATTGCAGCGAGATTAGGCTCCGCAGCCGGGGAAGACAAGGTGACTAATGGCCGATAAGGCGCCCAGGGATCGAATCTATCAGGATATCAAGAAAGCGCCTGATAACGTCATGTCGTATCGATGCCGGACCGATTATTTCTTCTTCTTGCAAGAGCTTTGGCATGAGATATCGACCGAGAAGCCTGTCTGGAATTGGCATATCGAATACATTTGCAACGAATTACAGGCGGTAGCAGAGAGGGTAATCAGGCGAGAAGACAATCCTTTTGAGGTAATCACCAATGTTCCGCCTGGATCAACCAAGTCAATCACCTGTACCATTGCTTTTCCGGCATGGTGTTGGATTGCCCAGGTCGAACACAACGGCAAAATCCTTTATGGTAGAGACCTTCAATTCATTACAGCCAGCTATTCCGGCGATCTAAGTCTTGAACATTCTTCAATCTCCCGAGATTTAATCAAATCAGACACATACAAACACTATTTCCCTGAGATGAGCGTCAGAGCCGATGCAGATGCCAAAGGCAGATTCAAGAACGAGTACGGCGGCGTCAGACACACCACATCGGTAGGTGGCACGGTCACAGGGATGCACGGTCACATCCTGATTATCGATGATCCGATTGATCCGGAAGGTGCCAAGTCAGAGGCCGAAAGGAAGACGGCGCTTTATTGGATGAGTCAAACTCTCCCCACTCGTAAGGTCGATAAGGCCGTTACGTCCACATTTTTAATTCAGCAGCGCTTACATTTAGAAGACCCAACCGGGAAATGGCTGTCAACGAAGGGTAAAAGGGTGCATCATATCTGTTTACCTGGGGAGGACTCGTATGAAATCAAGCCCGAATCCGCCCGGAAATTCTATAAGGATGGGCTATTGGACCCGAAGCGGTTGAGTCGATCTATCCTTGAATCACTAAGGATTGACCTGGGAGCGTATGGTTATGCCGGCCAGATTGGACAAAACCCGGTCCCGGATGAGGGGCTTTTCTTTCCGAAGGATTGGTTCATCGATGCCGGCAACCATCTTGCCTTGATGAATGAGCATCGAATTGTTCAGATTTATGCGGCCATGGACTTTGCGTTAGGTGAGAAGAAGGAGAACGATTCTAATTCGATAAAAGTAGCCGCAATATTACCCGATCAACGATATTTGTTGATAGATTCGTACAATTTCAAAGGAGATGCGGATTCATTCAAAGTGTCACAGGTGATTATCGATGTTCACAAGCAATGGCACCCGTTGTTGTGGGGCTTTGAAGAGGGTAAGGAGCGCAAGGGGATATGGGCATATTTAATGAGTCAGATCAAGAAGGAGCGTCTTGGTGATTTTAATTACGAATTATTAGTTCCTATTCAGGACAAGAGGGCCAGGGCCAGGACGTTACAGGGACAAATGAGGCAGGGATTGTGGTTATTTCCGATGCAAGCGCCCTGGATGAAGGATGTTCAGGATCAAATGGTTGGCTTTGGTGTTCATCCACATGATGATGAAGTGGATTCAATGGCATGGTTGGCACGATTGATAGAAGAATCAGGAGCATTAACCGATAATGAGGATGTCGAAGCATGTCTAATGGGATAAATCAGACGCCGTTTAAGGATAGAGACCTTGATTTAATCGATTATTATCAAAGATGTTATGGTGTTTACGATAATCAGCGTCATGTATCTGCCGTGGTTAAGACCAGTTTTGAGAAAAGTTTTGATGGAAAGCGCGAGCATGATGCTGTTAAGAAAACGAAACGAATGGTAAATTACCTTAACGGCCTTGATTTTGAATAATAAATTTGGGGTGTAGTCAAGTGGCTTGACCCAGGGTTTTGATCCCTGTTACACAGGTTCGATTCCTGTCACCCCATCCACACACACTTGGAATTGTAGCCATGAGGCAAAACCATACAGATACGGCGTGTCCCGCCGCCGATTACGATCATAAGGCCGATCTTGTTTATTGTTATGCTCATGTCATTTGGGGCGGTAAATCAGGCGGGAACCGGTCAAAGGCCAAGGAATGTAACACTTTAATGGATTATTGCCGCCGGGAAGAGAGGAAGGATGTTGTCAAAGCAAAAAAAGAAAATAATAATCCCAAAGCCTGAGATTACGGCGGTCGAATGGGATATGGAACAAAACGCATCTATCCTTTACGATAAAACCCGGCCTCTTCCCATTGTTTCCCAGGTCCGGGGCGGCTTGTGTTTCCCGACTCCGATTCAATTAAAAGGTGAAGAGATCGGCGGATTCTTGTTGATTGCAGGGCGGGAAGCCAATGGAACCGTAACGGTTTATGAGCAATTAGAATATCTTACGATTGAGAATATTCTAAATTACGATTTAGCGATTGAATACAAAGGCATTAGTAACTTTGTGAACGATGGATGGTCGAAGTATTTTTGCCGGCTTTATTACTGGAAACAACCGCTCCCCATGGTTCAAAAATACCGATTAGACATACAAAGATCGGTAATGATAGAGCCAAAGCCGACCCTGGTATCGGTTGATTGGAGAACAGACGAAGACGGTTACTTGGCTATTTGGCAGCTATTAAAGACCCGGCGGTTATTAATAAACAGGGACACACCCTTACAAAGAGCGATTGACACCTACAAAACCGTTAAAAAGGCCGAGCCGGCCATTCATGCTTTGCAATGTTTGTTATTCGGGTATAATAAAATTCCGTACTTGACAAACTGATTAATTTTTGATATGCGATTGCACAATTAAGAGGCGGTTAGATGATAAAGTTCATTCAAAGGATTAAACTATGGAGACATCCGGGCTTGCCGCCTTTTTATTGGAAGAGTATTTTTCTAACTGGAAGCACAATAGAGCCGCCATATTTGAAGACAAGTGGCGCCGAAACATGGAGGCTTTTGAGCGCATTTCAGGCCGTTTTTGGAAAGACACCTGGAAAGAAGAGGAAACGGAAGATTGGCGCTCAGACACTTTCATTGGCATAACAAAGCAAAAAATCCTATCTGCATGGTCGATTGTAATCGACATTTTCCTCCAAGATGATAAATTCCCATTTGATTTAAAACCCGCTCCCTCAGACAACATTGTTCTTGAAGACCTTCCCAGGGAAGAACGTGCCGTCATTATAGAAGACATTGAGGACATGGCCAGGGTGATCCGGCAACAGTTAAAGGACACCAAGGCTGTCAGGGAGCTTATGAAGTGTGTCATGTCCGGAGCTATCTACGGCGAATCCTACGCAAAACGGTTCATAGATTCCATTCAGCGAGTGAATTTTCAGCAAAACGAGTTTGGCCGATTCGATCAGGTAACGAGCGAGGCCAATCAACCCGGTTGGGAATATGTGTCTTGTTTTTCGATATTCAGGGATTACGAGATTGAGGATATTCAGGATTGCGCCGGTATTTGTCAAGTTGATTATTCATCGGCTTATTTGTTAAGACAATCTATGCAATATCCTGGTTTTTTTCCAGATACGATTGAAGATGTTATCTCCGAATACGCTTCTCAAAAAACAACAGAGTCAAGCACTTCCGGAGTCAATAATCAAGATTATGATCCTGATTGGGCCACTCCCCCGGCTTCCGCCGCTCAAAAAATGTCCCGTTATACCAGCGTTATTCCCATGAAAGAGTTTTGGGCCAGGGTGCCGAGAGCTTTTGCCGAGGAATTTGAAAAAGATCGTGAAAAAAGCGATTATATCTATACTAATGAGAATAGTCAGAATGATGGTGATGAAGTCGAGATAATGGCTTTGATTGCCGGCGATCAAATTATCAGGTATGCGAGAGTTGAAAAGAACGAGCGGCCTTATTTCTGGACGCCTTGGGAAATTAGGCTTGATTTTCCGGGCGGTTGTGGCGTAGCCGACAACCTTGAACAGACTCAGACCGTATTAAACGGCATGGTTCGGGCTTTTGAAGATAATAAAAAGTTGTCCGGAAATGTCATATTAGCGGCTAAAGAGAGTTTCTTTCAAAAAATGGGAGACACTTTAACCCCTGGTATGCGAATTAAGTTATCCGAGGACATTGATAATGCGGCCCAGGCGTTACATGCCGTTGTAATCCCCGATGTTGGTGAAAGTCTCTTATCCGGGATTGGGTTATTTGAGCGATACGCCGATGAAGAGTCGCAATTACCCAAGATTTTGCAAGGTGCCATACATGAGAAACAAAAGGCCGACACGGCTTTTGAATTAAACCAGCTTCAAACCAATGCCGGTAAGTATCTTGGTGGCGTGGTTCGCAATTACGATGAAAACCTGATTGAACCGGTCATTATGTCTTTTTATGTTTATAACATGCTTGATCCTGATTTATCGATTCAGAAACAAAACCTGATTGTTCAAGCCCTGGGATATAAATCTTATCAGGACAAGGTTATTAGGCTTCAAAAGCTGTTACAGTTATTCAATATTCTTATTAACAATGACGCAACTTTGATCGAAACCAACGTTAGGGATATGATTCGTGAGATATCCATGGCGCTTTCGGTTGATCCAAGTCTCTCATTAAGGCGCCCGGAAGAGAAACAGGCCGATGATGAAGCCGCCCAGGCGGAACAACAGCGTGTAAGGCAGATTGAGGATCAAAACATAAGTGATGCAAGCAGCAAAACTCAATCAGAGGCCAAATTTAACGAGTCCAGGTCCAGGAAAGAGGATTCCGAGGCTGAAAAGAACCAATCCGATATCAGGATTCAAGAGGCCGAATCCGCCGCCGGGGTAAGAAATGCCGATGCCGGGGAAGAGCAGAAGCAACCGAAAGAACGTAAACTCAAAGCCGTAACTTAAAAAAAGGAGTACAATCATGCCGCAGCCTGAAAGAAAATCGCTTGTAAAGTCTTTACTTGAAGGAATTTTTAAAAGGTTTCCGTCTATGCCGCCTAAACCGAAAGTAAAACTAAATCCGAAACACCCCACTTCAAGAGCGATTCAGAATCGCAGAAAACGTATGCAACAGGAAATGGACGCTTTGAAAAAATAAATGGCCGATCTTTTAAAATACTCAGACAATGACAGCCGCCGGATCATTAATATCGCAAATGCTTACGATTCCGGTCCAACGGTTGCGCTTTTAGAGGCGATTGACAGGCGCAAAGGCGAGATTATGTCTGATGTGATTAAAAAACCGGAGATTCATAACGAAATAAAACGAGATGTAAGATACAAATTAGGAATGTTGGCCGCTTTTGAATGGATTGAGCAATTAACACCGGACGCAAAGCGATATATTGAAAACATAGACGAAGGAGACACATAAAATGCCAGACGATAATGACAAAGAGATCGCAGAGCAAGAGGATAAGGACGAAATGGACGCCGAAGGAATATTTGACGATGAAGACGGCGAAGAGGATAAAACCAAAAAAAAGGATTCCGAGGACTCCAAAGATTCCAAAGACGATGAATCCGATGATGATGATGATGCCGGGGATGATGAAGAGGACGAAGAGGGCGAGGATGATGAATTAACGCCCAAACAAATAGCTGAAAAGCTGGCCGGGTTGAGAGAAGACAAAAAGAAAGCCGGCGAATCCAATAATCCCTTGCTTGATTTTATCGGATCGGATGAAGACGAGGACGAAGAAGAGGAAGAGGAAGAGGAAAAACCTTCTCCCAAGAAAAAGAGCGACAAAAAGGCCGATGAAGACCTTGAGCTTGATGATGATGATTTTGATTTAAAAGAATACAAGCAATCTTACCCGGAAGATTATAATGCTATTTTAAAAATAGCGACCGGCATTGCAAACCGGATGCTTGAATCGAAAGAAAGCGACAAGGAAAAGCCGGATTATGCTACCAGGGAAGAGCTTGGCCACACAATCGCACGATTAGAATTAAGGCTGGACGTTACCAGGAAACACCCTGATGCTGAAAAAATAACCGAGATTGACGATAAGGGGAATTTGGTTGATGAAGATTTTGCCGCATGGATTAACGATCAACCAAAGGCTATTCAGCGCCTTTTTGTCAATGACGGTGATACCCGGCAAGCGGTTGAAAACTTTATTGCTGGCCTTGATTTTTATAAATGGGATTTAGACAAAAAGAAGGGCGAGGACCATGACGATTCCGCCCGGAAAGAAAAAAAGAAAAAAGACGATCTTCACAGCCACACGATGAGGTCAAAGAAAAAAGGCCGAAAGTCGAAAGAAAAAACAGAAAAAGAAGAGGAAGCCGAGGCAGAGGAAATTTTTGAAGAAGATTAAAACAAAAGATACCGCCCTGTACAAGTATGATTTAAAGCCGGTTGTTCATATTAATGAAAACCGAGAGCATCGCTGTTCATATTGTGGAGTGTTGCTATTCAAGGGCGTGATGGGTAAGGGAACCCAAATAGAAGTGAAATGCAGCCGGCCAAAATGCCGGCGGTTAGTGAAATTCATGGTTATTTAATTAAAACAGATCAACGTACCAGCAGAAGCCGCTTTCCCTCTATGATAAAGGCTCAGACAGGCATGATCGAAAACAATAATAGCAAGGAGCCTTTATTATGCCGAATTATACTACTTACGGAGATATTTCTCCGAGAACAGCAGCTTACGCAAAGAAGCGCCTGTTAAAACGTGGACAGCATCTTATGGTGATTGAACGTTTCGGGCAAACCGACCCACAACAGAAAAACAAATCAAAGACGGTGAAGTGGCGCCGGTACAATTCATTCCCCAGGGCAACTGCGCCCTTGGCCGAGGGAGTACCGCCCCAAGGTCAGAAATTAACAAAGGTCGATATTACTGCGACCCTGGAACAATACGGAGATGCGGTTCAGATTTCCGATGTGATTAAGGACACTCACGAAGACAACGTTTTCAATGAAGCCGTTGACCTTTGTGGGGAACAATCCGCCGAGACCGTTGAAGAATTACGGATTAATATCCTGAAAGCCGGAAGTAATGTTTTTTACGCCAATGGTGTAACGAGCCGTGCAACGGTTGATTCTCCGCCTACCCGAAGTGATTTTCGCAAAATTTATCGGTCTTTTATGAGAAACAAAGCCCGGCAAATATCGAAAATCATAAAAGCCTCACATCGGATTTCAACCGAGCCGGTTGCCCCTGCCTTTTTTTGCATGGGACATACCGATCTTGACGCCGATATTCGTGGCCTTACCGGATTCCTGGAAGGTGAAAAGTATGCGGATTCTACAAAATTGCTGCCCGGAGAGATTGGGAAAGTTGAGCAATTCCGTATTATTCTAACCGCCATGTTCGATCCGTGGGAAGTGGCCGGGGCGTCCGGAACAACCTACCTTTCAGGTGGCGTAGAGGTTTCCAGCGCCGCCGATTGTGACGTTTACCCGCTTCTGTTTACCGCTCAAAACGCTTACGGCATTGTCCCCTTGCAGGGGTATAATGCGGTCACGCCGATGGTGGTGAATCCGAAACCGAGTAAAACCGATCCGGCTGGTCAGATTGGTTGGGTATCCTGGAAAACATACCAAACCGCCGCAATCCTTAATCAGCTTTGGTTTGCCCGGATGGAGTGTGCAGCTACCGCTAGCCCGGCTTAATTTTACCAAATAAACAGGGAGATTTTATCACCAGATAAATACTTTTAATAAACAAGGAGAAAATTATTATGAAAGCAACAGGTACTTTCGATGGAACCGGGGCAGACCTTTACTTAGGAATTGGTTTTATTCCTGATTGGGTGAAGGTCTACAATCTTGAAACTGCAACCTTTCCTCTAAATCATTGGTCAAAGGATATGCGCTCCGCCGAGGTGGCGGGTGGTAAAACCTTCAATGATACGCCTGGGGCGGCGGCTAACGCCTCTCAGGTTGGTATCGGTGTTTTCCGAGGGGGAAATTTGATCGAAGCCGCCAGCACGGTTTATCTTGTCCGTGATCCTCTCCCGGATAAACGAGCTTCCGGGGCCGGGGCTGAAATTGACAAATGGACGCTTGACACCGCCGCAAATCGTACTGGTCATTGGAACGATGTTTGTAACACAACCTATGTGGGCGAAGGTAGCCGGATTTGCATCGATGGTAAATGGTACACCGTTGAAGCATTGACCAGCAACGGGGAGGCGGCTGATGAAGTCACTCTTTCCGAGGCTGCACCCTCAAGGTCCGGTGTTATCAATGCGCTGCATGGGATGTTTGACTTTATCGGAGCTTCCGCCGGCCAGGTAATGCCAGCCGGCTTTTTCCTGGACTCTACCGCCGAGGCAAACATCGATGATGCCCTTTGTTTCTTTGAAGCTGGCAATCACGCCTAATTAGCCGATATCGCTATTTCGATATCGAAAAAGAAGGAGATTGCGAAATGCTAACAATACCAAGTGACAGGCTTTTTAATGGTCGAATTATATTCGATGGGCCTGTGGAATTCAGAGAAGGGGTTTCTGACCAGTTAGGCTTAAAGGCGCCTTACGATGCTGTGTTTACCGTAGGTGTCGAGGCCGCAACTGTAATCAATATAGCCGCTCAATTAAGGGATGCAGACGGAAACAATATTGATTATCGAACCATGGTGCATGGTTGGGTCTCCGAGGATACTATCGGGGATATTATCGCTACAACTGCGCCCGACACGCTTGCAATCGGAACGGATGGGACGATGTTTCCGTCCGGCGGGGATAGTGTGGTGTTTTTTCATGCCCTAAGTGAAGCCGATGGCAATATTGATATTGATTGCACCCAGGATGCCGCCGAAGACTATTACCTCAATCTTTTGATTGGCGGTAAGGTTTGGACTTCCGGCATTATTTCACATGCTGGTCCGTAAACAATAACTTTTAACTTATCATTCATTCAGGCGGGTTGGGACACTTTTTAAGAACCAAAAGGGAAAGGGGATTAAAATTATACCCTTCCCCCCTGAATTTTTTACAAAAGCCAAGAGATTTCAAGAAAATCCAAGAGCAAAGGAGAAAAGACAATGGTTACAACTAAAGAAGAAACACCGAAGTATGTTGCTACTGAAGGAGCGAAAAAACAATCGCCGGAAACATCCAAAGTCCCGAATGAGAAATACTTTTGGGTTCGATTTCAAGCTAAGTCAGACCCAACTCATAAGGACGATGTGGAATTATCCGTAAACGGCGAAACCCTGGTTTTGCAACGAGAAAAAAGAGTCGCTTTGCCTGAAAGGTTTTTGGAATGTGCCGATCATGCAAGGTACACCAAATTCAAGCAATTACCGGGCGAGGATCGAAAAAATATCGCTCATATTCGCATGTTTCCCTATGAGCGCTTAGAGGAAGCTACCGCAAAAGAATTTTATTCTCAAAAGGCCGAAGGGACTAAAATAACCAAAGCCGCTATGGGGTAATTAATGAAAACAATAAATGGAATTATTATATCGGTCAGCGAGATAGTCCCGGATTTCTCAATGTTACTTCCAAAAACGAGAAAGGGTTATTTTCCCTATGTTGTTGGCCAAATCATTAAGCCCACCGAAGAAAATGACGATGGAAATTATTATATTTGTACAACAGCCGGCTTTACTGCCCTGGCCGAACCAACGTGGCCGGGTGCCGGAACGGTAAATGATGGGAGTGTCGTTTGGACATATACAGGAGTCCTGGGGGATATAATCGGGGCAAGGCTTCTTGAATTTGTAAACGAAGCGATCCATTTTATCGCCATGAAAGCCGATTTACCCGCTTTAGAGGCTGACGATACGGTTGAAACGGTTGCCGATACTTCCTATGTGGCGCTGCCGGATGATTTTCACCGTGAATTATTCTTTTGTTTTAATGATACCCAGGGTATTGAAGTCGAGCTTCATTCTAATCTTCAATTTCTAAGAAAGAAATACCATGATGGTTTTGATGATGAGGGAGCGGTTTACGATGCCGCTATTCGTGGAGCAAATCTTCATTATCAATATATTCCCGCCGATGATGCCCTTGAAACACTTACTCTTCATTATTTTAAAAAACCTACTCCAATAACTCTTTTAACGGCCACTCCGGATGATCTTACCGGATTAGACGATAAAATGGCCGATAACTTATTGATCTATTACGTTTCTTATAAAATTTTCGATCTTATTGAAAGGGGCGCCGATGGTGCAAAGGTAAATAGAGACAATTATTTACGTCATTTTAACCAGGGGCTTGCTGATATAAGGTTTCAGCAACAAGGTCATACTTTACGAGTCGACGGTTTTAGAGGTTAATAAATGAGAATATTTTCAGGAAGTTCAGGTCTTAACAACCGCGTAGATCCGACAAGATTAAATTTTAATCCGGAAACCGGGATTTCCGAATTATCCGAAGCGATTAACGTTGAAATTGATTCTACCGGCAGGGTTAGCCTTCAGCAAGGATTATCAGAATTAGTCGCTGGTGAATTCAAATCTTTATGTCCGTTCGATTGTGGCGGATATTTGCTTGTCCTCAGAAATGGGAACAACCTAATGGCCGTTGATCCTGGTGGCGATCTTTTAAGCGTCCGGGCAAACATGACCGATGCTTATATCGATTACGAAAAAGCGTCAGATGGAAAAAAAGAATACATCTATTATCTAAACGGCCATGAAAAAGGCAAGGTTTATAATCGTGTTTCTCATGGATGGACAGCTCTTGATTATGTCGGTCCCGATACAACTAAGCAATTTGCCGATCCCCCCTATGGCCACCTTCTAACGTTATTTAATGGCCGCATGTACATTGCCATGGATAATGCGATCTATGCTTCTGAACCGCATGATTTTGGCAAATTTAACCTGGAACATAATTATATCATATTCCCTGGAAGAATTACTTTCCTTGAACACATGGCCGATGGGCTTTTCGTAGGTGACAGTTATTCAACCTATTTTTTATCAGGCGGCGATATTCTCAGGGATGATAATTCGTTTTCGCTTAGAAAAGTAAGCGATAAATCGATTATCCAAAATAGCGGCTCACGGTGCATGGCCGAAAACATTGGTATGGATTTTTCCGGTGAAGTTGTTGTCGCTTGGTCTGATTTTGGATGTTACGTTCTTGGTCCTGGGGGATATTGCAAGAACCATACGATTAATAAACTTATCAGAAGAATACCAGCACAAGGAAACAACTATTTACCGGATTCAAGCTATGGGGCTTCAATCGTTGTAAATAACGAAAAACTAATATCAACATTTACATAGGAGAAAGAAAAATGGCTATTTCACTTTCAACCGCTTTGGTGAATCGGATTATCGGCAAGGGCATTAGTGTCGTTGATGCTGGAAGCCAAATAAGTTTTACCGCTCCAAATTTAATCAATACAACTCAGGGCGATTTTTTAACCGCAGGGTTTCGACCGGGAATGGTGATTAATGTCGTGAGTGGCGGCGCCAGTACAAACGCTGGATATTGGACCATAGCGAGTCTTGTGGCCGGCGTTATTACTGTTAGCGAGGCAACAATTTCAACCGAGGCCGCAGCCGTGGATACACCGACCATTTTAGCTGTAAATGGATTCGGTTGGCAAGAAGCATTGAGATACAGCATTTTTGTGGTTTACACATCACCTGAACCGGCTAATGCTGATCTTGCCGCCACCGGAACCAAATTGCTTGAAATGACGGTAGACGATGGGGGGCTTACGCCTGGGACGCTTACCAATGGTATCCAATGGGATTTTGATTCCATTGGCAAGATTGTGGTTGCTTCCGGAGATACGGTTCAGGGAACCGGGCTTGTTACTGATACGGCCTATTATGGCCGGCTGTATGACAACGGCTACATAGAGGGTAATGATAGCGTAAACCTCCAATCCCCAAGAATCCAAGGCCGTGTTGGAGTTGGAACCAGCCAAGACTTTGGGATTACCCACACTCAAGTTACATCCGGTGTTGTTAATACGCTTACTTCATTTAACATAACGCAGCCGAAAGTCGCTTAACAAATAACAGGGAGAAAATTAGCCGATGATTAAGAACAAGGACTATTTAAGCATTACCCGTATGGACGCTACCGGGATGTTAAGAAGCGCCATTGGATCGGGACGGATAACAAGCGCAGATGATGGAAGTTATGAATTAAATATGAGAATGAGCGACATAACTCCATGGTTATTCATTAAAAACGTGAGTTCGACAAAATGCTATCTTTGGCATCATGTTTATTTTGAACATTGCGATTTTATTCCAACACCTTGCTATTCTTGCTGGAAAATAGTCGTTAGACCGGCAAATATAAAAGCTGCGTTTGATTTTCACGATATCATGCAATACCTGGACTTTCCGAGCAAAATAGGATGGGAAGCCAGACCAACAGTTTTTGGAACGTTCGGGGCATATTTTTACAATCGGTCCCTGGACGAAGCTAAAAGAAAACTACCTCAGATTCAAGATGCGGCCAGTAGGATTGAATTGTTAAAAAATCCGTTTACTGGTGAAACAATCAAGCCGATTATTAAGCGAGGATGCACCGAGTTTGAGCATAAATTTGGACCAAGTGATAAATGGGAAATGTCCGAAAAGGACAAGTTAAAAGAAAAAACATTAGAAGAGTTAATTACGTTTAATAACAAGAATTTTCCACAACCGGATCATAGAGCCGCAACCATATTCCGATTGTGGATTCACAATGCTTTTATGATGGGAGATCAAACGGTTTCCGAATTTACCGGCGGAAATCCACTATATCCGCCCTATGTAACTTATCAGGAGGAAAAAGAAAATGGCCAAATCACAAAATGATGCAATGTTAGACGCCGCTTTAGCTTATATTACGGCTAATTGTGACGAAATGATTATTTGTTCAACTGAACCGACCAATTATACCGAGGCAACCGCCACTTATGCCCTGGCCGATCAAGCCATGACTTCAAGTAATTTTACTGGACCGGCTGCGGGTGATACATCCGGTCGTAAAATAACGGTTGATGAAGCCGCAAACGTTTCTATTGACTCGTCCGGTAGCGCCGCTCATGTGGCCCTGGTTGGTAGTGTCGCTTCAACACCTACGCTATTGTATGTCACGACCTGTGACACCCAGGCGCTTGTAGCCAGCAATCAGGTAACTATTCCGGCATGGGATATCGAAGTCCGTGACGTTGCTTAAATGACTGACGGCCTATACCTAGAACCGGATTCAAGCCCTTTTACCAGCGGAGCCATGACCAAATGACTGACGGCCTATACCTAGAACCGGATTCAAGCCCTTTTACCAGCGGAGCCATGACCACTGGTGAGTCTGATATTGTTGACGGGGTTGATTGTACTGGGGCAAGAAGTGCTTATTGGTCCGGTCAATATTCTTACGGTATCGATTTTGGTGAATCCAAAGAAGTATTCGGTTTAGATGTTTATTGCATCCATGCGGGCGGGGATCTTTCAACCTGGTATAGTTCAGCTATGGATTCTGCAAAAGTTTTCAAATCATCAGATAATAGTGCGTGGACGGAAGTTGATAGTGGATGGGATGGCCCCCCTATCTTTTATCATATTTCAAATTGTCTCGGTTTTCGATTGGAATTTAGTTCTTCCCAAACTGCCAGATATTTTAAAGTTGTCAATGTCGAGGCATCAAATACATTTGCTTTTGGAGCCGGCGGGGCTTCCGGTAAGGTTGCTGAAATAGAAGAGTATGTCTCCTCGTCCCTGACTGTTCAGGACACCTACCACGAGCATTCTGCCGATAATGTTGTTTTGGTGGGCCCGCCTACACTCACCGTCAATAATTGCTACCATGAGCATTTTGCTGACAATATAGCGCTTTTCGCTGGTGCTCTTATCGTTCAGGACACCTACCACGAGCATTTTGCCGATAATGTAATCTTGGAAACAACTACCTTGTTGGTGGTTAATGATACTTACCACGAGCATTTTGCTGATAATATCACCCTGAGTATGCCAACCACGCTCACGGTTCATGACTGTTATCACTCTCACTATTCCACCCCGGGTTATGCTTTAAAACTTATAGTCACAAGCGTTATCATAGACGCTGATGTAACAATTCCATTTATTCAGATTGAAACCAGTTTCGGGATGGAAGTCGATATTACCATTCCAATGATCCAGGTCGATGCGGATATCGTCCCAAGGGATGAAATAACCGTTGATCTTGTTATTCCCATGATCCAGGTGGCGGCTGAGATCATTCACTCAATAAGCATTGATGCTGATATAACAATTCCTATGATCCAAGTGGACGGCATTATTAAGAGCGGGAATTACTTAACCGTTGATATTACAATTCCATTTATTGAAATAGAGTCGCTCATTGGGTTTAATAATATAATCCAAGGATCACTTACAATACCAATGATTGAAATTGATGCACAAATTAAAAATGTATTTCCAACAATTATATTAAAACATTCAAGGTGTTGATATGAGTTTATCTGACTTTTTTACCAATGAATCAAGTGTGATAGTTCAAAGCCAAATGAGCTATCTTAGAGATAAGGCCGATGAAGCCCTTGCAGCAATGTATGAAGCGCTTAATGATTTAAGGGATGAGATTACATCTGCAAGTACCGCAGACCCAGGTATTAATTATGATTACATAGACGATGAGATTGAAACGTCTATTGACCATCTGCGGCCTGATCCGCCTGTTTTCCCGGATACCGATGATGTTGACCCCCCGGAAAGAAAAGAATTAATTGATTTTAATGAGCCGGAATTCCCGGCCATTCCCGGATTTGACGAAGAAACGCCGGATGATGATTTTTCATATAATGAAGAACCTTATCAATCTAGCCTTTTAGATGCCGTTAAAGCGTCCCTCTTGACTTGGCTTTTAGATGGTGGCACCGGACTCACGGCGGCGGTTGAAGAGGAAATATTTGACCGAGCGAGAACGAGATTAACCGAAGCCTGGGAATTAGCGTTTGAAAACGCCGATACTTTCCACTCTTCCAGGAGTTTTAATATTCCATCTGGCCCAAAAGATTATAAATTGCGCCGGGTTAATGCCGATTTTGAGCGCAAGGAAGAGGATTTGAACCAAGAAATTATGAAGGTTCAGGCCGAATTAGCTCAAAACAACACCCAATTCGCTCATACCTTATCGGTAACGCTTGAAAATAATTTATCAGGTCATTTCAATGCTGTTCAATCAAGGCTATTTGAATCGGCAAAAACAACGGTTGAAATGATCTATTCAATTTTTGAAAAGAAAGTCCAGGTTTATCTTGCCAGATTACAGGGGATTACTTCCGAGATAGATGCCGAAGCTAAAAAAATTGATGCCTATGTCTCAATGAATAAGGGGATCACCGATCAAAATGTCGGTGAAACAACAAGATTCAAGGCCGAGATTGACGCCGTTCTTGGTGTCATTGATGGGTTGGCCAAGGTGTATGCGGCTCAAATAAACGGGTTCGCCGCCGATATAGACAAGGCCAGGATCGATGTTGACGCTAAAATCGAACGATTGAAAGCGCTTACTTCTCAATCCAACAACGAAACCAGTTTGGCCATTAAAGAATGGGAAGTGGGTTTGCAGGGCTATCTTAGCTCACTTGGTTTAAATATTGAAGTGGCAAAAACAATCGCTTCTATTTTGGCGCAGATCGCCGCCGGCGCAATGAGCGGATTGAACACACATGCCGGATTGTCTGACGGTACAAGTCGGAGATTCAGCCGAAGCGAAAGTGACAGTTATTCGGAAAGTCATACCTATCAACATGAGGCTTAATGGATTTTGAACACAGAATAACTTTAGACGGTGACGAAGAAGCGGCAGCAAGGTTTGTTCGTTTTGGTCAAAAATGTTTAGATGAACTGAGACAAAGAATGGAATTGCCTACGAAAATGGGGCTTGAACCTATTTTTCAATCTCAGGACACTATTCCTTTACCCGGCGGCGGAAACGTTTTTGTTCAGGCCATCGGATCATTGTCGAGAATTGAAGTGTTTATGCCGGTGGTTGAAGATTTACCGGAAGGGGAAGTTATTTCAATTGGAGAACCTGTTCTTTTGGTACGATTTATTCCTTCAGGCTCTCAATATGCAACCGATCAAGTTTTTATTTGGAATATTCAAGAAAATGATTACATGCCGATTCCGGGGTTTTCAGAACAAGACGTGTATGAATGGGGGGATGTTGGCGGGGTTCTTTTAGAATTAGAACGGCCGGCGGAAAAGCCATGTTATGATAATTTTGCTAATTATGGAATTAACTCAATTTCTGGCAGTTATTCAAAGCCAAGTTTTGTGGGGTCTGGTAGTGCAGGTGGTGAATGTCCTGATGACCCAGGAAAGTATTGGTTAGTACGCCCTGATGAATATGTATATAATCAAAATTCAGTACCGTTTGTAAGACCTGATGGCGTGACTGAATATGTGCTTAGACGAAATGGAAGGGAGCGGGTGGGATTTACAGAATTTGAAGATTATGGGTCGGCAATAGCAAGAGGTGTTTATCTTGGTATGGATGGTATCTACCGGACAGAATATTATGATTATTTTCCATCCTATCAGCCACCGATAAGCGGCACGGGTTCTTTATATGCTAAAATACAGACGGTTAATGGAAATGGGCTAAGTGCGTGTTTTCCTTATTCGGTTTATGATTATACCGGTAACGACTATTATGAGACACAATTAGGACCGGATTGTTGGTGGGCTAACACTGTTATTCTTGCTGAAAGAACAACGGTTTTAGATAGAAAAAGCTCTATGACTACGCCGTTGGGGACAGAGGCTTTGCACAAAGGAGAAAGATGGTATTATGAGCAAGAAGTATCCATTCCTTTTTATCATAGAAGAGATCGAGAAATCAGTACAACATATAGTCATTATTTAAAGCATGATAATTCTGGATTCTATAAGAAAATTATGTATCAGATTTCAACCGGTATGGTTATGAGAATTGCGCAGGCTGGTTGGGAAGAATACATTCATGATTATGATTACCCGCATAATCCGTCTGCTTCGGGCAGTTCTAATATATACGATATGGTTGTAAAATGCATTGCCGGGTGTGAAGAATTTACGGATGAAGCTACTGACCACAATCCGAAAAATCAAGTCAGGAATACAGAATTAGAAGCTGCTGTGGTTTCTTTAATTACAAACAGTACAAAACAAGAAGCTCTTGACGATGGGGCTTTACCTGGAAATATTGAGGCTTATTTAATAGAATTTGATCCAGCCGAATTTGAGGTATAAATGTTTTCAATCATAACAGAAATAACGCAATTTGCGCCGACTCAATCAACCGTAATGAATTTTAATAGTTATGGTAATTTAGGCGAACAATATTTAGCCGCCAATGAGAATGGCATTTATTCGATTTGTGAGTGTAACGATGCTGATGGATCGGATATTGACGGATATTTCAGAATCATAAAAACCGATTTTGGATCATCGAAACAAAAGGTATTGAACACAATATATGTCGGTTACGAGTCCGAAGGATCATTATTTTTAAAAATAACCATAGATGATGATTATAGCCGCATATTCACAATGCCACCGGTAAGAATAGATATGAAACAACATGGAAATGAAATTCCATTAACGGAAGATTTAGAAGGCCGCTATTTTGATTTTAAGGTTGGGAATATTGGGGGTGGTGATTTTTCCGTTGATTTGTTAGACTTGAATATCACCATTTTAGGGTTTAAACCGGTCGGCACATCATTCTAAGGAGTCTATCATGGCAAGAGAAAAGGAAAAGAAAACCCGTAGAACATTAATACCCAGGGAAGGTAATGCGCCGGCTGTTTACGGCAGGGCTAAACTAAGAGAGCCGGTCGCTCCGCCGGCCATACAACGGCCAGTAAAAGAGATTACACAAGCGGCCAGCTTACTTAATCGGGCGCCGGTAAAGCCGGCGGAAATAGATAAGAATTTAGCTGGTATATTCCAAGAAGCCGTTAAGGGCGGCATGGACCCAACGGAAGCGATAAGAGCGCTTTCAGCTAGCCGAGCCGATGTTGATACCGGTGTTCGTCCAAGGGGTGGATATGGGGAACAAAACCTTTCCAGTTTATACGAGGGGCTTTTCGGCAAACCGGAAGGAACCGGCAGATTGACAACGGATAAGGGCGGCGGTGTTATTGAAAAAGTAAAAGGCCGACCGTCCGGTGATTTTGGGTATGGTGAGGGTAATGTTTATGTCCCTGGTAGGGATGTAGGGTATCAAATTAGAACACCCTCAGATTACAAAAAAGGCCGATCTGATTTTATCAAAGAGGTTCAAACCGAAGGACAAATCCCCGGTGATTTTCAACAATTCAGACCGATTGAACCTGTAAAGTCTTTACTTTCTCCCGGTACGAGCCAAACCATAACGCAAAAGGGAAGAGGGGCGCCGTCACCCTTGGGCGGTCCTGAAAAAACCCCGTTTCAAACAGCCGGCCTAGACCTTGCGGCGGGTGGTGGCGGTTTTGGTGCTGAATTTACAGGTGGGGTGCCAGGACCAAGAGGAAAATCAATTCCATCCGGGTTGCCTGGAACGCTAAGAGACCCTAATACTATGGTTGGATCATTATTAAATGCGGTGCTTGGGACTCCGAGCGCTTTGGCGGCAACCGATCCGCCTGATCGTCCACAAGAAGCGCCGGGAGCGCCAAAAATTGCCGACCCTGCGGCTGGCGGTGGTGGGTTTGGTGCTGATTTAGGACCGGTTGCACCTGGGTTTGATACGTCTACGCAAGAATCAGGAAAAATAATTGGAGAATCAACTAAAAGCCGCAGCCAAAAAGGTATTTTAGCTCGTCTAAAAAGCCTTTATGAGCAAGACAGGCAAAGAGCGGGATCGTTTGTAAACCAAAGCAGCAGCTTATTAACCACAAGGCCAAGATAAATAATGCCATTTGATATATCAGCATATCGGGAAAAGAACCCGCATCTTTATGAAAATTCGTCTTTGCGAGAAGTCGCACAGGATTTGCTTGATTTTAATCCACGGTTTCGGTCCACTTATAAAGATGTAGATGATTGGGCGGAAAGGGATGGATTAAAGGCGTCCTGGGATCAAGACGAACAAAACGTCATGGCGCAACGGCATCATAGAGAAATGGCGCTTGAACGTCAAAAGAATCTTGAAGACATGAATTTTGCCACAAGGTCCGTGGCGAGGGGATGGAATCAGACACATGCCATGTTAGGCGGCGCCCTGGGGCTTGTTGGTGATCTTGTCGGTAGTGACGCCTTAAAAGATTATGGGCTTGAAGCCTATAAAAACCAGATTGAAGACGCTAGTTTATATCCGGGTGCGACCTTACAGGACATTCAAGATGCGCCTATGCTGATGAAGCCTTTCAAGGCCGGCCAATGGGCATTGGAGCAACTTGGAGAAAATCTCCCCAATATAGCCCTTGCTATGGGTACAGGCGGCGTTTTTGGCATTGTGGGTGGTGCGGGTAGGGTTGTTGGGAATAAAGTCGTTCAGAAAGCCCTGGGCGGCGTTTTATCGAAGTCTGTTCGTAATCGGCTTGCCGGGAATGGTATATTAAAAAAATTAACCACTCGGCAGCTTTTAAATCAAAACGATAAATTATTATTACAGGCCGCAGATAGAGCCGTTATTCAAAATATCGCTGCAAAAACCGGTGTCGTGGCATCGACTACCGCACTTGAAGCCGGCGGGATGTATAGCGAGGGAGCCGATGAAGGTTTTCATAATCCGGTTTCCGCTCTTGGGCTTGGTGTTTTGGCCGGCATGGTTGAAATCATGGGCGGTGTTCCTGTCCGAACCATGAACAAGATTATGGGTAAAGAGAGTACCGGGGCTTTCTTTGGAATTCTTGATCGTATTCGTGGGGCAAAAGCCAAACCGGGTGACGTTAAATTTGTAAGCCGGGTATTCCGGGAAGCTATGAAATCTGCACCGGAAGAGGCCGTCCAGGAAAGTATTCAAGAAGCGTTGGCTTTGGCCAATCATGTCGTTGCTAATAATGATCCTGGTTTTGAAATATTGTCCATGGAAAACCTTAAAAGGGTTGGAGAATCCGCTTTAGCCGGCGGAGCGGTTGGCCTTTTATTCGGCGCCGGGACCGGTGTATTGAGCAAACAAGATGCTTTTGATGAATATGACCAAACAGATGGTAACGATCCGGACGCTAACCGGGCGGTTTTGGATCATGCCAGGGTGGAACCGGCTACCGATGCAGCCGCCGATATTGCCGGCGGAAAACTTGGAGAAACGGCAGAACCGACAAAAGATGAAAAAGAAGCCGGTTTAATGGCCGAGGCCCAGGCGATTATGGAGAAAATAAACGCCGAAGGTCCGGGAAGTGTGACCGTTGCCGAAATGGATGTTCTCCGTAAGGCAATTAGACAGGAACAAGCGAAAGCGGCGCCCGAAGAGCCGGAAGAGCCTACGCCGGGTGCGCCGGCGCCGACTCCGGTTAAGCCAAAAGGACCGCCACCGGCTCCGCCAACAGCCGGTGAAGAGCTTGACGCTGATGATCGTGTATTGCAGATCGGCAAAAAAATGGAAACCGGCGAGATTCCAACCGATGAAGAAATTCAATTTCTAAAAGATTATCAGAAACAAGCTGAAAAACCGAAGGAAAAAACAGCCGCAGAAATAGCAAAGGAGGAAATTGAACGTGAAAAGGTCGCTACTGAATCCGAAAAAGAAATCGTGCAGCCGGAAGAGGAAAAAGAAGCGAAACCGACTAAGCGTGAAGAGGTCAAAAAAGAACCTTCTCCGGTAACGCCGATATTGCCGGCGGAACCAACCGAGAAGAAAGCCGAACCTTGGGAAAAAAGCGACTTAGCGACCGCACCTAATATTTCGGAAGATAGGATTACAGCCAGAAAACAATCCGATGGTAAATATAAGCTATTTTTTCAGGGAACCCGGAACGAGGTTTTTGAAGGACAGGTTTTTGAAAGCTCAAAAGAAGCCAGACAGTTTTTTAAAAGGCAAAGAACAAAGGCAAGGCAAAGCGCAAAAGAAACGGCAGAAAGACCGGTTATTAATAAAGAAGGTAGGTGGCCGGAAGGTAAGAGCCAGCCCGTAGTCGGCACTCTTTTTAAAACCGAATCAGCAGCAAAAGCCGGTATGACGAGGTTGAAAAAAGAGGTTGATTTAGGCGAGGGCATGGAATTAAGGATAGAGTCTTACAGGGACGAGACTCCTGATGGTAAGGTTAGAGAGGGATTCCATGTCGTAGCGTATAGAAGGACAAAGGCCGAGGAAGAAAAAAAGGCCGAGGAAGAAAAAAAGGCTAAAGAGCCAGGGCTTGAAAAACCAAAACCCAAGAAAAAAGAAAAGGTTATATCCAAACTAATCGGGAAAGAAGAGCCGGCACCTTCAAAATGGAAAGATGTTGGAGTTAATGCCGAAGGTCAAAAGATCGTTGTCGATGAAAATGGCGTCAGAGGCGTTGAGGAAGCCCCAGGGATCATATCAAAGGCACCGGTCCCGGTTGTACCAAAAAGAGAGGGCGTGGCCGTTGAACCGATATCACCACAAGAATTATATAAAAGAAAATCAACTCAATTCTTAACCAAAGAGGAAGTCGAGGAATTCAGCAAATTAGAAGCCGAACCAGGGCGAAAATTATTCAGCAAAAAAGGCGAAAAACGATCCATATCTAATGATCCGTCAACTCTTGTTAAGGTTAATGAATTTGATGGTGTAAATTACGAGTTGTGGCGGGGCGATAAAACCCAGGCCGGCCACATGATGATAATTGATGAAAGCGGGAATGTCGTTGAAGGCCCAATTACTCATGGTGATTTTAAATTTATTGAAAAAAAATACGATGAAACCATTACCGCCGTTAAAAATTTAGGAGAACCCGGCGCTTTAGACGCCGAAATGACCGAAAGGAAAGTCAAGGCCAGGGCGGCGAGAAGAAAAGAAGCCCTGCCGAATATTGAAAATATTGATTTAAAAGGGATTACGGTAACATATAAAGAACGCAGGGCAGCGACACCGGATAAGGAATATGATGTAACCGAGGCCGCAGAAGTGGCCGTTAAAGAAATCAATGATCGGGTTGATAAACATTATGAATTAGCCGCCTGTATGGGAGTGAAATTATAAATGCTTACCGAAGAAAAAATCAGACAGCTTGTAAAAGACGGAAAGATGGATGCGCCGCCTAAACTGAAAAAGGTCGCTCCCGTTATTGATCCGACCGCCAGGGAATTAAAACATATTTCCAGGTCTCTTTTAGACGTTGTTGAAAGAACATCAAAGCCGGATGAAGCCATAACATCAATTATAAATTCACTTTTAGCCATAATCGATTCTTTAAAAGAAATTCACGAAAAAGAAAGCATCGTTAATGTGGCCGTTCCTGAGAAACCGACCGCCTGGGAGTTTAAAATTGAAAGAAACGAAAGGCGGGAGCTAACCAAGGTAAAAGCGAAAGCCGTTTAAAGGGGTTTTTTTATGGATTGGGGTAATTTAAACTACGTTACAACGACTTTAATATTATTTTTTGGTTTTATTCAAACCGTTGTTGGAATTATTATAGCAATAACGACCGGGATCGTTTCTTCTAAGTATCAAAATAAGTATGTGCTTGAAGATTTAAAAGAGAATAAAGAAGATCATGCTTCCATAAAACAAGAGATTGTAAAATTACATAAGAATTTTGAGAATGTTGTAAGAGACCCGGCTTGCAAGGAAACTAGGCGCAATATCCAAGTAACTTTTTGTAGAAAAATAGATAGCGTAAATGCTCAAATGTTTGAAATAAAAACCCAAATGCACGAAATGGACAACAAGAGGGAAGAGGCCAGGAGCCAAGTCGATAAAATGATAGGGCTTTTACAAAAATCGGGTAGCTGCGGAGGTTTTATCATGTCTAAAGTTAACGGGAAGATAAATAATGGGTGATCTTTCAGAACATTTTTCAAGGCACGAATTTTCATGTAAATGCGGTTGCGGCCAGGATACCGTTGATTATTTTCTTGTAATGATGCTTGAAAAGATAAGGGTTGTTTTTAACCGAAGAATATTTATAAACTCAGGAAATAGGTGCCTTAAATATAATAGAAAAATAGGAAGCAAAGATACAAGCCAGCATCCTAAAGGAAAAGCCGCAGATATCGGGGTTGAAGATATTCCGTTAAAGGATGTGGCTGATTTTCTTGAAGATCAATTCCCTTATTGTTGTGGGATTGGTAGATATCAAACGTTTATTCATGTAGACAGTAGGACCAAGAAAGCCCGATGGTCGGGCTAAAAACCTAAAAGGGGGTAACGATGGATTTTTTAAAAGAATTTTTTCAAGGATACACGGCAACCGAATTAATTAATATGCTGGTAATTGCAGTTATTTTTATCAATAAAAATGCCGGCGTTAAGTTTTTAAATTGGTTAAAAACCTATTTTGGTTTTTCGGGTGCCAAGGCTCAAAGTTTTGTCCTGGGATTATTGGCGGTTATCGTTATCCTTTCGATGTTTATAACTGGTCAAATTGGTGAGGTTAAGTTCAACTTAAAAACCTTTTTGTCAATCTTTTTAGCCGCATTGATCCCCGCAAAGTTTGCCTACAAGCGATTAATGGGAAGGGGGTAACGTGAAAATATTAAAAGGCTCCATAGTAACCTATCTTAGCATTATGTTAATATTCGTTATCGTGCTGTCTGGATGCGGCTTGTTTCAAAACACTAAAAATGCCGTTCTCCGCATGGGTGATTTACAAGATGATGCTTTGTTTTTAGCATCTTCTCTATCTATGGAAGCAAGGGCTTTTTTATATGCTACTCTTGTTATAACACCAGAAGCTAACAAATATTTAAAAGATTTTGAAGTGAAAGCAGAGAAAGCGCAAGAAGATTCCGCAGATGCCTTGCTTGAATATCAGGCCGGGATGTTAAGCCTAAACGAATATGAAATAGAAATACGAAGGATTTACAGGGTTATTTTAGAACAAGTGGTAAACATGAAAGTTTTTATGATTGCAAACGGTTATAAGAAGGTGCAGCCATGAGTTTTACATTTAAGTTGACAGAAGAAGCGGTTGAAACAATGGTTTCATGGATTAAACTTGCCGGCGTAGAGTTTATTCCGTGGTTTTTAAAACAATGTGATGAAGCCGGGAGAGCGCCGTCAGAAAAGACTCTTAAAAACAAATATTCAAGAATAAAAGGGTCTGATTATTATGATAGTCATTATCCAAAAAGGGAGGAATGAAAATGGAAAGGGATTGCGTTGAAAAAATGGTTAGGGAACAGTTTGAAAAAGGTTCAGACATGATGGAAACCATAATCGGCATGATTACTGATAAAATCATGGAAATTTACGAGGCTTGCAAAAATGAATAGGGAATGTGTGAAAGAAAAGGTAATGGATGAATTGGATTCCCCTCTTTTTTATTTTGCCAAAGAAAAATTAATAAAAGAGGCTACCGATGGGATCATGGGTATTTATTCAGCGTGTAGTGAGGAGCCTGAACCTGATCCGCCACCGGAGCTTCTTCCTAAAATAAAAAAATTGCAGCCTTACGGCAAACATTTCAAGATAATAGAGGGGGGAGACAATGGCGTAACTACCCAGGACAAGGCAAAAGGCACTTGGAATGTAATCGGTGATGTTTTTTTCGGGACGAAAAAGCATGGCACCGGATATTATTATCTTTCTCCCGGTAATGATCCCACGGTAAAAACGAACTGGATTCCAAAATTTGGTACTGAGGGAAAGGCTTACGGCGCTATCTGCAAAAATGGGGTTTTTTGGTCGCTTCAAACGCCGAAAGGGTCAACCTGGGTTGGTTCGCAAAACTGTCAAATTATAAATTGGAGTACCGGGAAAAAATCAAGAACATTACAAAGCGTATTAAACCCCAAGGGTGTGAACTGGTTCTTTGCTCAACGTGGTTACAATTCCGAGGGTCCGCCTGAGTGGAAACAGGTTCAGATAGGTTGTTTGGAATGGAAAAAGCAAAAAACAAACGAATTTAAAACACCCGTCAAGATGTATCAGGGATATATCGAAGACCTGAGTACGTTTAAATATATTGGGGATGTTCAGGGGCTTGTTGGTCCCCGTAGTGAATATGCTGCGACTTGTTCAATAACGTATCTCCCGGAAAGAAATCAATGGGTAGCCTTTTTGGGAGATTGGACCACAAGCATTATTTATCAATTTGTTTCCGATCATATAATGGGTCCATTTAAAAGAGTTGACGAATATAAATTCTCCCCGCCCATGGAACGGCATCAAAACGGCGGTCAATGGAGTGGATGTTTTACGGCCACTTTATTCCGTTATAACGGTGAATGGGTAATGTGCTGGAGTGGCCATGGTCACGAAAAAGACGATAACACTTTTGTTGTAAAATTAAACCCGGAACTAGAATCGATTCCAGAAAATAAAATTATGGGTAATTTCCGGGGGGATCACAATTTAGAATCTCATCAAGGAGGATAAAAAATGTCTATGTCAGAAGCAAAATACATCCACAAGCGCCATTCTAAAAAATTACTTAAAAAAAAGAACGTGAATGGTACATGGCTTGGGTTTAAAAAAGTGGCCGGGAAACCAACGGGTGAATTGTCAATCGTTTGCAGCGTTAAAGACAAAATACCGCTTGATTCCCTAAAAAGAAAGGACCGAATTCCAAAGGAAAGAAATGGTATTCCTACGGATGTTGTTAGGGGGGGTGAAATCAAGTCGTTTCAACTTCCACAATTACAGGTTGATGCCTTTGAAAACGTTGATAAGATGCGCCCGGCGCAGCCTGGATGTTCTTTGGGACATTTTGCGATAACGGCAGGGACGTTCGGCTTTGTTGCTCACATGGACGATATGACCGTAATGGTTACAAATAATCATGTCGGAGCCAATTCAAACGATGCTGCCATTGGTGACGCATGGTTACAACCTGGACCGCATGACGGCGGGAAAATGCCGAATGAGCATATAGCCAATCTTCTAACGTTTGAACCAATTAAATTCATGGTAAACCCTGATCTTTGCAAGGTGGCGGGAGCGGTGTCGGCGTTTCCGAATTTCCTTGCCATGGTGGTTGGCAGCAATACCCGTTTACGGCCTGTAAGGATAAGCGAAAAATACATACCGGTCGCAGAGGGTGACGCTAATTTAATGGATGTTGCCATTGGTGTCCCACTTACGAATGATCTTGTATTGTCAGATATCATTGAGATAGGCGCCCCAACCGGCTTGATTCAGGGTGAATTAGGAGCGCAAGTCCACAAATCGGGACGTACTACCGGTCATACCCATGATTATATTACGGGGATCGATGGGAATATCACCGTTAATTATGGTGGGATTAATATGGCAACGTTTGAAGATCAACTTATCATCGAACATTCTGATCCAGATGTTCCTTTCGGGGCTGGTGGTGATAGTGGATCGGCCATACTGGTAGGCAACAGACTAACCGGTCTCTTGTTCGCCGGAAGTGAAACAATGACAATCGCAAATAAAATTCAGCATATTTTTGACCTATTTGATCTTAATCTTTAAAGGGAGGTGTGAAATGTTTCCTAAAGTCTTGAAAATTACTTACGCAATGTTGGCTTTTGTAATGGTAATCCTTTTATCTGTGGCCGTGTCAATGGCCCAGGTATGGCACCCGTTAAATCAAGCAACGGTCGCCTGGGACGCTGTTACTGAGCTTTCAAACGGTGATCCGGTGCCAGAAATTGATACGGTTTTTTATCGAACCTACATGAAAGGGGCAGATGATAATCCCCCAATGACATTGGTTGCTGATAATATTGCCGTTGCTCAATATACCTTTACAATTTCAACCGAGGGCAGATTCCTTGTAGCTGTTCAGGCTGTCAGATGGATTGGCGGAGACTCAGAGCTTGAATACACAAGTTATTTGGCTTGGAGTGATAACCCTGATGCTTGTGCTGACGGTAACACTTTCGGCCTTGATTCATACCTTGGTCCGATGATGCCGGATGGGATTTACTTACATCAAGGTCCGTAATGAAAATCCTTATTATTATATTAACATTATTAACCGCCGCCTTTGCCGTTTCTCAAGGACAAAGCCCGGCTCCGCCCGTAGGGTTGCACATTCGGCATGTCTTTGAAAATGAATGGGGAATATCAAGGCCGGGACCAAAGCCGAACCAAGTTTCGGTGGAATTGTTTGGAGATAAATAATTCAACTAAAGCAATCAGATATATTTTTTACCAAGGGTGAGAGCTGGCTTTCCAGGCAAGTCCAAAAATGGTCTGGTGGTGAAGTCAATCATTGTGGAATTATTTCAAATGATATGCCATTGGTCTTGACTACATCCATTGAAGCCTTATGGGAAGGTGTGACCGAACATCAATTCTATGCTAATTACTATGACAAAAATACATCCATTGAAATATGGAGAGCCAAGAACATATCTCAGCTTACCAGGGCATTGATTTGTATTGAAGCCTTTAAGGATGTTGGAGAGGCTTACGGGTATTTTGATCTTTTTACACAATTCATGGATGCTTTGTTTTTCCGAAACCGATTATACCTATTCCGGCGATTGGGTAAAATCGGACCATGGAGCGTTTGTTCATGCAAGGTAATTCAATGGTATAACAGCCAGGGATTAACGTTCGATCTATACCCCAATGAAGGACAGCCGGACGATATTAGAAAATATTGTCAAAACAATCCAGATAAATATGAATTAATAAGGCCATTGGAGCCACTTAATGACAGCAAGATTAATAATAAGTGAGCATGACCAGCTTGGTGGGTTATCGGATGATGACCACACCAATTATTTAACGGAAGGTCGTGCCGACACTTGGTTTGCCACAAAAGACCTTGCCGATCTTAATTCTAAAGATCATGCCGATTTAGATTTATTGGGAGCTGACGATCATACCCAATACTTGTTGATTACTGGCACAAGGGCAATGACCGGTGATCTGGATATGGACAGCAACGATATTGATGATGCCGGCGCTTTCAATTTAGATAATGGCGCTCAATTCGGGGTACCTTATGGTGGATGGACTCATATTAGCGGCTCCGGTGCGGTAGATGATGGGACAACAATAGATATCCCCGATGTTGATGGTTCTGATTTTTATTATGGATATGCTGGAACTAATGAACATTTATTTACTGGTAACATACGCACTACCGGCCATGCGGCACTTGGTCTGTCCTCTACTACTTTGCCAACGGGTCATATATTGCTTGGTTCAGAGCATTTTACCGGAACTGGCAACAAAGTCGGTGTCGGTATGTTTCCTGTTTATATTATGACTTCCCCTGGGGTGGGAAATTTGTATGGAGTTCAAGGCAATGTATTTTTTGGTGGTGATGATTGGGCGGCGGGTTCCAACATAAATGCTCTACAATTTTACCCTGCCCCTGATTATCAACATGGTTCTACTGATTGGGGCAATTCAAATCTGAGGTTGTTAGGCATAACCACCGGCGGTTTAATTAATATCTTTGGCCGTACCGTTACTGCCAAAGATATTATAGGGATACAAGTTAATGCCTTTACTCATATTTTTGGTGCAATAGGCGCTGTCACGGCAGATGATTGTACGGGGGTGCATGTATACACACCGTCTGCAACTACGGGATGGTTTACAACGCTTACGGGTATCCGAGTCGATCCTCAAAATATAGCCAATTCAACCATAAAGCAAGGGATATGGCTTGCTGGTGATGGGGTTGGCTCAGATATAGTTTTCGGGGCCGGCAAGGATGCTCATATATATTATAATAATACGGACCTTGTAATTGATTCACAGTTAGTCGGTTCAGGTGATGTGTTATTCCCTAATGATAATCAGGCGCTTGCTTTAGGCGGCGGTGCTGGTGGTGATGCAAGGATATATTATGACGGAGCCGATTTACAAATAGACTCATCCTTGGTAGCCGCCTCAGATATTGATATCGCTTGTGGGGCGAATAAAACAATAGAGCTTCAAAATACGGTTTGGGAAGATTTACGCATACCTATTGGCGCTCTTATTCCAGGTGCTACGCCACCTACCCTTGCAACATTCGTAGGCTCTATATCTGTTTACTTATTTACAGTAGGTAATGATGATGAAGTCTATTTAACCTTGCAAATTCCACATAGTTATACAGAAGGAACGGACATATATCCTCATCTACATTGGGCGCCCATAAGTACAAATACGGGAAATGTCCTTTGGAAAATGGAATATCAATGGAAAAATATAGGACAGGCTTTTACAGGTGCTACTACCACAATACAGGCTTTAGATGCTGGTAATGGCACTTTAGGGGAAGATCAAGTGGCCGCTTTTCCGAGCATAAGCGGTTCAGGTATGCAAATAAGCAGCATGTTGACAGCTAGACTTTATAGAAATGGTTCTGATGGAACAGATACTTATACCACTTCTGCTGCGCTTTTGGAGTTTGATTTGCATTTTGAGGTCAATACGATGGGATCACGACAAGAATTTATAAAATAAAAAAGGAGGCGGAGATCATGGAAGACACATTTACACTTATGGATGAAACGAGGATATCTAAAAGATTAATGGAAACATTGCCGGCTTTTTTGTTACTTCAAGCGCAGCATGAGACCGTTATGGTTAATTTACAAAAAGTTGTCGATGTTTTGGACGATGATAACAGAAAAAAGGTTTATGAGGTTGTCAAACAAGATTTGACAGCAAGGGCAAAAATACAAATTGCCAATTTACAGGAACAGATTAACAAAATGTAAGATATTGGAGTAAGCTGTAATGTCAATCATATTCGATGAAGGATGGGAAGGTGCCGGCTATGAAGAGTCCTGGACCACATCGGTAGGCGCCGGCTGCACCATCGATGGGGATGCCGATCCGGCAGATGTTGGAAGCCCTGATGGTTGGGAAGACCAATGCTGTAAGATAATCGATGCCGGTGGGGTTCAAAATTATTTTTATTCTCAGTATGGAGATGATGATGTTCGATACACATCGTTTGAGATCGTAATTACCGATTTATCAAATCTCATCGCCCAGGGCGATGAAGCTCAAATTCTTTGGGCCAGGGACAATGCTCTCTCTAATATATGTTGGGGAATTGAGATCGTACAGGGGATAAGTGAACCACATTTTAATGTTTCCATCCATTACGATGGGAATCCACATGGAGTAATATCTGAGATCGTACCGGTAGAAGGCGAAAAGTATAGATTTGATGTTAAATGGGACAGTACCAACGATCTATACGCAATTCGTATCAACGGTGAGGTTGTGTGGAGTGGGCAATTAACATCCGGACACCACGAACAAGGGTCTTTTATATTCCCTTCATGGCCGGAAATTACCGGTCACGGCATAACATTTTATATTGATAATATCAGAGTTGATGATGCTTGGTGGTTAGGCGGTTACGATCCGAACGGCTTTACTCAGGATTGGTTTGAAGCTGATTTTGGTGATAATTACGATGGTATCGGCACTACCGGTTATCGTTTTTACAAAAATGATAATTCTGATGCGTCCCTGCGTACTACGGATGATGTTGTGGACCTGGGGAATGGCGGTTATGGGGTGCCGGATGCTTTCGTGCCGAGTGGCGCCGTTGGGATCGTTTGGGATACCGGCGGCGGTTCTCCCGTATATGCCCGAGAAGATTTGTGTTGTATCAAGGGCGCCCAGGGGGCTTTTGATCCTGATACTGATGAAGTCAACGTTGGAGAGGTTAAGGGCGTGGCTGTTACCGATATCGATGATTTTAAGGCTGATGTTTCAGGAATTGAGACAGATATTGCAGATATTCAAACAGACATTACCGGGCTTGAAACGGACATTACCTTCTTGAAGGATATTGAGGGCGGAAAGTGGGAATTAACAGCGACACAGATGATTTTTTATAAGGATGATAATTCAACCGAAGTCGCTAGATTCGATATTACCAAAGATGCCGATGGAAATCCGATTATGCGGGAACGGTTATGATAATCACAAGGGGATATGGTTCAAACCTTGTTATCCAAAGGGGATACGGCATAAAGCCGGTTGTTCTTATCATTAAATCCGAAGGATCAAGAAAGCCAGATGCCAGGGAGTATGCCCGTAAACTTAAACTAAAAAAGGAAGACGAAGAAATACTGGTAATCATTATAGCTTCAACCGATTTGCTGTAAATTATTAACTAAAGGAGAAATAAAATGGCAACGACTTCAATTAAAACAGGAAATGTGTGGAACGTTTTAACCTTAGATGCGGATCATTTATTGAAACGAATGAAAATCGTTTCCATTACTTTTGCTGGTGGAACGACAGCCGATTATTGCAATATAAAGGACGGCAGCGAAGACGGAGCGGTAATTTTCCATGAATTGTCCGTTGCCGGCGAAAGCCGCACAGTAAATTTTGATGGAGCCGCATTTACACCATTCTTTGACGTATCAGCAAGTGATATTACATCGGGGCTTATAATTATTATAACTAAGCCGTAAGGGAAAAATCATGGCTAATAAAAGCGTAGCGTCATGTCTGCTCGACTCCGGATTACCGGAGGCCGAAGTCGATTTTCTTACCAGGGAAATCGAAACTAAAATCAAATCCATAAGGGCTTTAAGGTCTTATGATCTTAACCAACCAATGACGGAAGCCGTTACAACGGCCATTAGTCCGGTCATTAAGAGATCAATACAATCCCTTGAGAAAAAACAGGCTTCTATTTATAACCAAATTGAAAAAGAGGGGGTGCGCCGTGAAGGTAAAAAGAAAAGACGGATGGCACATCTTGAGCGAGAAAGGGAAAAACCTGGGGGGGCCGTATCAGCGAGAGGGGGAAGCCGACAAGCGCCTAGCCGAGGTCGAATATTTCAAAAACCAGGAGAAAAGGTCACTACTCCGCCCAAGGCGAAAACGAAAAAAGAGATAAGCCTTGATAAATACAATAGTTTCATTGACAGTTTAACGGATGGAGAAAAATTATTTGCAACCGATCTTATCATTAAAGACCCCGATAAGCCCGGTGTTCAATTAGAAAAAATAAAGAAAAAGTTGACAGAACGAGAAAAACTGCGTACTTTAAAATCAAAGGAGGCCAAAGATGAAGGTCGAGAACCTAAACCCGATGGAAGCGAAAGCGTATCTCCATTGGAAGGAACACCTTCCGAACCTAGTGAAAAACCTGGAAAGCCAAGGGAAGCTAAGAAGCGCCCTAAAGGAAGCCGCCGAGACAGCGATAGACGAGATGACAGAGATGGAGAATCAAGTCCAAGCGACATTCCCGAGGAATATGGGTTATCTGGAGAGATTGCAGAAGATGAACGCAATAAAGAGGACCGCAGAGGAGATCGTCCTACCGAGGTACATCCTACTCCCCCCCGAAAGTCAAGAGACTACCGCATAACCGAGGCTGATGATCTTACAGCCGGCGGAGCGATAACAAAAGCTCGTCAAAACCTTCAAGCCATAAGAACCCTTAAAAGAATCGAATCCGAACAACGTGATGCGACCGAGGACGAAAAGAAAATCCTGGTCAAATATGTTGGATGGGGCGGATTGCCACAAGTTTTTGAATACAGATATGATTCAAACGAATCTAAAAAAAGATCAAACGCTACTTTAAGGCGTGAAATTGGTGGCAAACTCGACAAACTTTTAACCGAAGAAGAATACCGAGAAGCGAGAGCCAGCACTCAAAACGCTCATTATACTGAACCCACGATTATTACTAAAATGTGGGAGATGATCGGACGAATGGGCTTTAAGGGTGGCCGAGTCATTGAACCCGGATCAGGGATTAGCCATTTCCGGGGATTAATGCCCGAGGGGATTTTTAACAATCGTAATACATCCTATACCGGTGTCGAGTTAGATTCAATCACAAGCCGTATCGCTGCCGCCTTATATCCTGATTCCAAGATTGAACAAAGGGGCTATGAGAAAGTCGCTTACCCGGATGATTATTATGATTTAGCCATATCTAATGTCCCTTTTGCTGGTGACGTTAAACCATACGATCCTTCTAAGAGATACGAAAAATATAATTTTGTACTGCATGATTTTTTCTTTGCTAAAGCGATTGACCAAGTTCGTCCTGGTGGCATGGTAGCTTTTATCACTTCCCGTTATACCATGGACAAACAAAATGCCGCTATGAGGCGATATATTTCTGAACGTGCCGATTTTGTGGGCGCTATCCGCTTGCCGAACAATGCTTTTAAGAAAAACGCTATGACGGAAGTGGTCACGGACATTATCTTCCTAAGAAAGAAAATCCCCGGAAAAACAACCGAATCCGCAAAAGAATTCTTAGACGAGCTTATGGCGAAATATGAAAGCTATATCGCTAATCAATGGATAAAATCTAAGAATATCCGCTCAGAAGAAACCCCAATGTTCATAAACGAGTATTATATCAATAATGAAGATATGATGCTAGGGAAAATGAAACTTGAAGGTACGATGTACGGACCTAAACAGCCGACTCTTGTACCGGATAAGCGACCGCTTGAACAAGCCTTGACCGAGGCCATGGCCAAATTGCCGGCCAATATTTATAAAAAGAAAGCCGCTAAGAAGAAGAGAGATGCCAAGGAAGAGGAAAAAATATTTGCGCCTGAAAATTTACATGAGGGTAGCTTTGTTATCCATAATGGTAAAATTTATACCAAAAAAGGCAACGAATTAAAAAAATACTCCGTTCCTTCTGGCAAAACCGGGCAATTAAAAGGGCTGATAGGATTAAGGGATCAGGTCAAACGGGTACTACAAAGCCAATACCAGGATAATAAAAAATCAATTCCGGCAGAAAGGAAAAAATTAAACCAGTTCTATGATAGCTTTGTAAAAAAATATGGGTTTATTAATTTAAAGGAAAATAAAAATCTATTTACTAATGATCCTGAAAAATCAAGGCTTTTGGTTCTTGAACATTGGGATTCAGATAAAGAAGTAGCCAAAAAAACCCAAATATTCACCGAGGATGTGATTGTAAAACCCTCTAGGGTTGAATCCGTTAGCACATCTAAAGAAGCCCTAAATGTTGTTTTAAATGAAACCGGATCGGTTGATATGGATAGAATGGTTGAATTAACCGGATTCGATGAAGAGCAGATTGTTTCAGATTTAAACGATATTCTATATTTATTGCCTGGAACAAGCAACGAATACGAAACATCGGATCGCTATTTATCCGGTAATGTTAAACATAAATTAAGGGTTGTTAAAGAATCGGTCAAAGAAGACCCACGTTTGGCTAAAAACTTAGAGGCTTTACAAGAAGTTCAACCGGAAGATATTGGCGCCCAGGATATTAGCACGAAACTTAGCGCCCCATGGATAGTACGAGAATGGGTATCTAATTTTGTTCAAGAAAAGACAAGAGTTTATGGCCGGGTAGAGGTTCGCCATTCATCTGAATTAGGTTTGTGGTCGATTGTAATGCCGCAAAATAACAGAAGGCAGGGAAGTAACGCAAGCCAGGGAACCAATGATTATTATTTCAGCGACCTTGTGGCTTATGCCTTAAATCATGGATCACCCGTAAAGCAACGAACGATTGACGGTAAAAAAATTACGGATCAGGTGGCCACTTTAGCCGCACAGCAACGAATCCAGGAAATCCAAACCGAATTCAGGGATTGGTTATTTGAGGATGCAGATCGGCGGAAGCAAGCTGTTCGTCTTTACAATGATAAATATAATACCGATATTGAGCGGGTATATGACGGCTCATTCTTAACCTTGGCCGGATCGAACCCAACCATTACGCTAAGATCATCTCAACGAAACGCTATTTGGAGAATTATTCAAGAAGGTCGCTCTCTTCTCCATCATGTTGTTGGTTCAGGAAAAACATGGACAATGGTGGGGGCCGGCATGGAAATGAAGCGCCTGGGGCTTATTAACAAGCCCATGTATGTAGTCCCAAACCACATGGTTGAACAATTCGCTGCGGAAGCCCTGGAATTATACCCTGGAGCTAAAATTCTAACGATTGGGAAAGATGATATAAAGGAAAACAAGCGTAAACTAACCACAGCTAGAATAACAACTCAAAATTGGGATGCCATTATTATTCGGCAATCCACTTTTACCAAAATTGGTGTAACTCCGGAAAGAGAAGCCGCCTATATTCAGCAACAACTGGACGCTCTTTATTTTGCATTAATTGAAGCCAAAGCCCAAGAACAAGCATCCGGCGGTCGAAGCGTGGTCAAGGCAATAGAAAAATCCATAGCCACCAAAAGAGCCAAGTTAGAAAAATTAGGAGATAGAAAAAGCAAGGATGTTCATCTATATTTTGAAGATATGGGAATTGATTATTTGTTCGTAGATGAGGCCCATAATTTTAAAAACCTTGATTTTCATACAAAAATGACCAGGGTTTCCGGCCTTGGTAAGCAAGGGGATGTAAAAAAGACTCAGGACATGGCCATTAAGGTCGATTACGTCCAGGGGCTTCATGGTGGCAAAAAGGGCGTCACTTTCGCAACGGGTACACCGATTAGCAACACCGTAGCGGAAATGTATTTAATGTTAAAATATTTAACTCCGGTAGAATTATCTGACGCCGGCTTACAGCATTTTGACTCTTTTATCGGGATGTACGGCGAAGCCTCCGCCGAATACGAGTGGTCGATTGATAATACCGGTTATACGCAAAGAAACAGGCTAAGAAAATTTGTTAATGTTGGCGAAATGATGCAAATGTATCGATCTGTTGCCGACATTATCACTATTAAAGATATCCGTGAGATATTAATAAAAGAAACCGGTAAGGACACCTTCCCGAAAGTTAAGGGCGGAAAGCCCAAAATGGTTGAAGTTGAACCGTCTGAACAACTGCTTGAATTAAATCAAACCTTTTCTCAGTTACTTGCCGATTGGAAGCGTGATCCACAAGGAACCCCGGATGGTAATCCGTTAAGGATCACCACTATGGGCAAGCTGGCCGCATTGGACATGAGGACCATTGATGAAGGTTTGGCAGATGATCCGAATAGTAAAATCAATATAGCCAACGAGAACATTTACAGTATATGGGAACGAACAAAAGACGCAAAATCCACTCAATTAGTATGGTTAAATAGTGGAGTCCCTAATGGCGCTCAATATAATTTATATCAGGATGTAAAAGACAAATTGGTTGCAAAGGGTATTCCTGAAAACGAGATTAAATTCGCACATGATTACCCGAAAGATGAACAGAAACAGGATTTATATAAAGATATGCGCCTTGGGAAGATTCGTGTTTTAATCGGTTCGACTCAAAAAATGGGAACCGGCATGAACGTTCAGAAGAAACTTATTGCCGCCCATCATTTAGAACCCGATTGGCGCCCATCTGATCTTGAACAGCGTGATGGTCGGATTATCCGTCATGGTAATGAAAATGCAGAAGTTGAAATCTACTGGTACTCTACGAAACAAAGTTTTGATACTTTCTTTTGGGGAACCCTGGAAACCAAGGCCGGGTATATTGGCCAAGTATTAAAGGCAGGGAGAACAACCAGGGAAATTGAGGACACCGATAAAATCACGGCAAATTTTGCCGAAGCCATGGCCGTAACTTCCGGCAATCCGTTAGTAAAAGAGAAAATAGAAATCGATGCCGAAGTTAGAAAATACGAGGCATTGAAAAATGAGCATGAAATCAAAGTATTTAAGGCACAGGACCGCACCCATATTATAAAAGAAAGTCGAATTCCCATGTCCGAAAGATACCTGGGAGATTTGAAAAAGGATGTAAAGAAAACCGAGGATTTATCTAAAGACAAGTTTAAAATAACCATAGAAGGAAAGGAATATACAAAGCGAAAAGAAGCTAACGCAGCATTATTAAAACTAAGAGACAATCTTATCGCAAAAGGCGCTGGTCCGGTTGACGGTTTTAGGGCCGTTAAATTCGGTAAAATGGCCGGGTTTGACATTTACAGTTCTTTTGATTATCACGGAAACCCCTTAATGGGCATAATGTCTGAAAATCGAGAATACGATTCATTCAGCACAACCGCTCTCATAGACATTGTATCAGCACTTGGAACCCGAGTATCGGAAAAATGGTTTCAAGACAGAATTGGTCAAGTTGAAACTCAGATCAAACAATACAAGGAAGAGATTGACAGCTTAATCGGTCCAGCCGGCGGGAAATACAAATATGAAGAAGAGTTAAGAACGGCCAAACGAGAACAAATTCGGATTACGGAAGCATTGGCGGCGGCTGCAAACAATCAGGCAGCGCAAGCGGGACCGACACAAGAAACGTTTTATGTTCGTATGGATACCGGGGAATTTGAGGAAAGAAGAGGCGAAGATGTTAGCATGGAAATTCATGCAATGTTTAATTTCTATCTTCATAAGGAAACTCACGCAACTAAAGACGATGAAAAGTATGCCATAACTGAGGCGAATACTGGTTTGTCTGCTGGTAAAGGTCCGACAAGAGAACAAGCCATTGATACTGTACGGCAGCGATTAAAAACAGAAGAGAGAGTTGATAAATTACTGGAAACAATTCAAACCCAAATTGATGAGGGCAAACAATCACCTTGGGAGAAGCCCACAGATACACAATATCAGTTATTAAATCAAAACTTGCATGAAGGCGCTTTGGCTAATGTTGATATTGATACTCTTCAAGAAAATCCCCGTATGGCCGGCGCTAAGATCACCCGCAATCCTGATAATACGATTGAAGTTCGTTTTAAAAATGGTCTTGGATTCAAGATTGAGTTTGTTGATACAATCGAAACTGACAGCGCCATTATAAAGGCCGATTATGGCCAGACACAGCTATTGCCCGGTGAAAAAGTCGGGGCTACATATTCTCACAAAAATAAAACGATCACGATAACTGACGCCGCAAATATCTATTCGCTTGAACATGAAGTCATGCACTTTATTGAAAAGTCCGGTTTATTAAAGGCATGGGAAATAGCTGTATTAAATAAATATGCTAAACGAGCCGGATTCAAACAAAACACAGAAGGTCGAGCGAATTATGTTTCTGAGGTATTGCTTGATCCAGACAGTAAACCTTCAATAGTTCAAAGCATTGTTCAAAGCATTATTGATTTTATCGATAAGATTTTTAATGCGATTGGAGTTTCAACCGATTACAGCGTTCTAAGGAAAGTCCGGGAAGGTGAAGTTTTAAAACGTGAGGCACCGGGCGAATACCAATTAACCCCCACCGATGTTGATACCGCCACTCAATATCAAGTCATTAGTCCCACCATGGATGCGATTAACGCAAAATTTGGAGCTAAACCGAAAAAGTTTTCAGAACGGGTAAAGGAAGTAACAGCCACAATCAAAGAGAAAAAGTTTTGGGATAAAGCCGCAACAACCATATTTGATCGATTGAATCCGATTAAAATGTACCTGGGAGACTTTGCCTATAAGCTGGCCAGGAACGAAACTGGTACTCAATCCATCATTGCAATGTTCTTACGTCACGGTAAATTATTCTTTGATCCATCCGGCGTCCTAACGTCCAACGAGCGCAACAAGGGCTTTATGTCGTTTATAAAAGAAGTCGGCGCCGAGTGGGATATCTTTTTGAAGTGGACCGCCGCCAGGAGAGCGCAAAACCTTGAAAAAGAACACCGTGAAAAATGGCTGACAAAAGATATTCGGACATTGATCTTTAAAGAGGCCGGCGCAGATAAGCAAGGGAACCATGCCAAGTTTGAAAAATATGCCAAAACCCTTGAAGCCTTTAATAATAATATCCTTGACGTTGCTCAACAAGCTGGCCTGATTAATGCCAAAGATCGGAAAAAATGGGCGCAAGAGTTTTATATCCCCTTTTATCGGTTACTGGAAGATAAGGAATCCAGGGAAGAGTTTTTAAAATCGCCGGGTAAATCTCAACGGATAGTACACTCCGGGATCAAGAGATTAAAGGGCGCTAAAGTTAAAATCGGTGACTTGCAAGAAAACCTTATGCGAAACTGGTTTCATTTAATCCATGAGTCGCAGCGTAACGTAAGCCGGTTTGCCGCCGTAAAATATGCTGAACAAAACGATCCTAATCATTTAATTATCGAACCGGTTAAGAAAGTACCCAAGAAAAATATTTGGTTCGTTATGCGCCCGGATCAAAAAACAGGGAAATTAAAGCGTACATGGCTAACCAAGAAAGAATTTGACAAGGTTTTAACTTATCAAAAAGCTGGCCGGCCACAGTCCTTCATGGTGCATGAACCAGATGTATTTAACGCCATGACCGGTATGAACCTGAAACACTTTGATAATTTTGTTTCCAGGGCTTTCGGTGCAGCTAAGAGGCTTTTGACTTATTCAGCGACTTTTGGGCCAGCTTTCCGGATCGCAAACCTTTTGCGTGATACAATGCACACGGCATTGATTGAGAAATCGTTCGTTCCTTTCGTGGATTCCTGGAAGGGGCTTTTAAAATCATTAAGAGAGGATCAGGATTATATTAAATTTGCAGCGTCCGGATTCGCTTTTGGTTCGTCTTATGTCCGGGCTGACGATCCAAAATCAGCCGCTAAGTTTTTAAAGCGAATTAGCAAAAAAGAAGGATCGGGCGCCCTGGATCGCATTATAGATACTCCCAAGAAAGCCCTGGACCTTTGGGAAAAAATCGGCTCCGCTTCTGAAAACGCCGCCAGGGTACAACTTTACACTAAATTAGTTAAGCAAGGGAAAACACATCTTGAAGCCGCTTTTGCAGCCAGGGATTTGCTTGACTTCACCATGAGGGGCGAATCATCGGTTGTTGGAGTGTTAATTCAGACCGTACCGTTTTTAAATGCCAGGATGCAGGGGCTTTATAAACTTGGCCGAACGGTTGGAAAAAAAGAAACCCGAGCTAACTTTGCTTTCAGGGGCGCCATATTAACTATGGCATCAATATTCTTGTGGAGTCTCCATAAAGACGATGAGGAATACAAAGAGTTAGAGGATTGGGATAAATGGTCTTATTATCATTTTTGGATCGGCAGCAAGCATTATCGAATTCCAAAGCCTTTTGAAGTCGGCGCCGTCTTTTCATCTCTCCCGGTGGCTTTTTCTGACGTCCTAAACGATACTGAGGACGGCAAACACCTGATGGAATTCACCACACACACGTTAAGGGATACTTTTTCAATCGATATTCCACAACTTGTCAAGCCTCTAATTGAACAATGGGCTAATAAATCATTTTTTACTGGCCGTGAGATCGTCCCTGAACGGTTGCAAGGTCTCCCTGCAAAGATGCAGAAGGACACCTGGACGGCGGAGCTTGCTATTTTGGCCGGGAAATTGGGTGTTTCTCCGAAACGTGCTGAACATCTTGTAAGAGCTTATTTTAGTGTGATCGGCATGGGTATTTTAAGCGGGACCGACTATCTAACCCATCATACAATGGATTATCCGGAAGATCCCACTATGAGAATAGGGGATTATCCGCTTGTAGGTCGTTTCGTGAAACAGAAGGGGCCGGCCAGACATACCAAGTATCAAAAATGGTTTTATGAAACCTTTAGAGAGCTTGATGGAATTACCAGGGCGGTAAATGATTACAAGCGTAAGGGAGAATATGAAAAGTTTAGAGAATACAGACAGGAACATCTTGAAAAAATCCGGGATCGGAAACAATTCATAGCCACCCGGCGCAAAGTTTCTAAAATTAGGATTCAGATGGATCGGATTTACCGCCATACGACTATGAGCGCCTCTGAGAAGCGCAAACGGATCAATCAGCTTACCCAGGCAAGGAATAACCATATTAAGCGGTTGTATGACACAATAAAGCAACCAACGGGGATAAAGGAAACGAATAACTGGAACGCTAGGGCTAGAAAGGATGGTCGATATAAGGATATTATTTATTAATTAGTCGCATCTGGATACACACCGCCCAAAAGCATGTAAACAATTTGAAGTACAAGGCTCTTCACCTTCACATTCAGCGATACAGATTGCTTGCTCCATAGCACAATCACCCACACAAGCCGTAGCGTCATTTTTAGCAAAACTAAAAATTAAAAACATTAAAGCTATTAAAAACATTAGTTTATTCATTTTTATTATCCCTCCAACCGCATCCATAAAGACAACAATACAATCCAAATTTGTCAGCCGCTACAAGTTGTGTCCCGCACTTCGGGCAATCCTGGAACGTCCATTTAGCATCCTGGCCTTTAGTAAGAGTTTTTTTTACCTGAATTACTAATAGGCAAGGGATTCGTTTTGACTTTTGAATATTCCAGGAATTCTTCAAGCTCTTTAACATCATAAAGAACCCTTCTTCCGACCTTATAATAGCCTGGGCCTTTGTTAAGGTGTCTCCAATTTCTAAGACAAGATAAGGTCATTCCCAGGATCGGAGCGGCCTCTTTTTCATTTATTAGATTTTTTGGCATGTGAGTTCTCTTTTTTTTGAAAATAAGTGGCAGGGGACTATCCTTCCCCTGCCACTATCCATTTTATCACGATGTAGGAATTGAACCTACGACCTACGGATTATCTTCCGTTGCTCCATCCTCTGAGCTAATCGTTGTAGTGGCCGGCTCTTTTATAAAATATCCTAAATTTTATTTTAAGATTCACCGCTTTACCTCTAAGCTATGAGGCGATATATTTTTTTTGGACGCCTCAACCGGGATCGAACCGGTGTCTGTGAATTCAAAATTTAATAGATATCATATAATAAAGAGCGTTTGCCTAAAACTGACAGGTCAATAAACTAAAGCTGAGATTTGTTTCAAAGAACCATATCCTTGAAACAGGATTGAGACTAACAACAGACTATAAAACTGAGATGCTCATTCATCAAGGCAAGATGGTTGCCTGTACTTAATATAATCGAATATTTTCTTACCGATTTTTAATTCATTATCAACCACGGCGGTATTCGCCCTTTGCCGTGCTTGTTTTACTGCACGGATTAGCCTATCAATGCTATCAATTAAATCCGCCTTTTCCGCCCTGGAATATACACCTGTCCAAACTTGCCGGGTATATTTTCCCACGTTCTCGGTCTCCGGTATTTTCTCAACCTGGGCCGGGTGTTCTTTGGTGGCCGCATAAAGAACCTGGACTTTAAATGTTTTTTCAGTTTTTAATTGGATTTCCGGATTAACCCTAGAATAAACATTATGCCCCTTGGTGGGGTCTTTCTCCCATTTAATGTTATCCGGCAGTACGGGAATGGCCACATAGGATTGACGTAAAAGTTTTAACCGGGTTTCAAGGCCAAGTAAAAATGTTGCCGGGAGTTTTTCAGCGATAACCTCATTATCAACAACAAGATCGGCTACGGCGATTTGATTGGTGGCCTCTTTTTGAAGGATAGCATCAAAATAACGGGTGACATGCTTTTCCTGAATTTCCAATTCATCATCTACCGTTGTGGTATAATCTGAAATTTCATCCGGCTGTTTTTCCCTGCCCTCATCTCGGAACCATTCCAGGGATCGGGTCATTGCAAAGAAAAGATTTCCTTGACCAAGTGTTTTTTTGGTTTTCTTTAGAGCATCATTGAAAATCGTTTGAAGATCGCTTTCGACGCTCAGAAGTTCATGTAATCTCGCCATGGTTTTGCCCCCTTTGTTTGAGTTTTGTGTTTGCCACTAAATATCATGCCTTTATTTTAAATGTCAAGTGTTTTCATCGGCTCTTACAGTTGAGAAAGAAGAAATAAAAAGCCATAAAGAATCAATAGCCAAACAGTTATCAATCGGGCAAATTTCCAAAATGTTTTCATGTCTGGAATCATCCCCGGTTTTGTTGTATAAAATGCCGTTGCGATTACCTTTAATTCTTTTTCTGTTAAATACTTCGACCGAATCGATTCTAATTGATCTATACAACCATTTAATTCTTTCATTTCCGGTAATTCTTTCATTTTTAAGTCCCCCTTTCAAATTTACTGCAAAATGGTTGCCCATCATCCCCGTATTGCCATTCCTGGGGATATCTTGAATCGTCTACCTCATAAACCATCGTGGCATTGATGATCTGACAGGGATCATCTGAACGATCCAGGGCGCATTTAAAGCAAAAACTGGCCATGAACCTTTCTCCCTCATCTCCATTGGACGGTCTGTATGGCTCTCCCGCTCGGCTTCTTAGCCTTTCTGCATGTCTTTTTGTGAACATCTTAAATTCCTTTCGCTATAAGTGTCTTTCCAGTAGTCAAAAATGATGTTAGCGGAGTCTCGGTTTAAACCATCAAAAGTATTGGCAAGAAACGGCGCTGCGCCCCACATATTAACGACTCCGCTATCTCTTAGATCATCAAGATAGGCTAAATGCTCGTCTTTGACTATGTCCGGTCGTTTTGGTGTCATATCCCCATCCTTTCCGCCAGCTTGTATCTGGCATCGTCCGAAAGCTCGTTCATGTCTGCTATGGTGATCTCATTGTAAATCTCCCCAATGGCATCATAAACTTGGCCATAGTACCAGGAACAACAAAAGCAATCCCTTATTTCGACACAAAGAAGACAGGTTTTATTCGTCCACCATTCCCCCATGGCTTTGCCCTTGCTGTACTCATATTTGTTACCAGGAAAAATCGTATCCCCACACTCTCCGCATTTATGGGTTTTTTTGGCTTTAACTATCTTATCCTTAAATCGTTCAACCGTACAATCCATATCTACGTCCAATGAACAAGTACAAGACATAATTTTACCCCTTTATTGCCAACATGCCGGCATCTCGTTTCTCTTGGTTTGAAAAACCCTTATACCCGGTGATCCGGTTAAAGGTTTTCGCATCTATTTTACTCATGGTTGGCTTAACGGTCCTAAAATTAATCTCGTTTATTTCGCAAAATTCAACAAATAATTGGCCTACGGCATGGTTTTGGCCTACCTTTTTGGCTATGTTCTCACGAACCGCCGGCGTTAATCCTGGGCGGTAGTTTGATTTCTTATTCAACCATCCGGCTTCAATAAAAACGATTAGCTTAACATTGGGAGCTTCATGGTATGAATGAATCATTACCGTTGCATCGAAAAAGTTTTCAACCGACAATTCAAGTGTCTTGATCCTTTTATGCCATACCGCAAACCCGCTTTTTTTAAGGTCTGGATCAATCCCTATTGAGACCACACGAATATTTTTCTCATTTTTGTATATCCCTATTCCCTCAACCTTTCTCAATGCTTCCATCTTGTCCAAATATACCTTTGACCATTCATCTCTATATTTGTTTTTTTGCAGCGTAGTAAGTTCCTTTCCTTCCGGTACTTTTTTATCGGCGTATGCCGCCGCTATTGGAATAAGCCTTTCGACCGCCTCATTGTATTCTTTATCGCTCATATCTGCACCCCTTTCCGCCACATTGTTTTTAGCGTTTTTATAATAGTCGCCATTCCGTGTGTTTTTTCAGGGATAAACATTGCCTTTGCCTCTCCGTCCCGGCGAACATCAAGAATAAGATAGCCCACGTTAAATTTGTCCTTTTTTTTACCTTCAAAACATTCGTGCAAAGGCTTCAACTTCTCCAATGTTTCATCACTTACATAAAAACACATTGTTTTAATCATACCGCCCCCCCTTTCGTTTAAAATGGAATATCGTCTT